ACGCCAACGATTCGCCCGGTGAGCACGATGAAGAGACATCAGACGATCCATTCGTTGGAGTTGACACGGCCGATTTGCGGCTGTCCGAAAACACGTCTGCGGGATTAGACCTTGGCGCTCCATATAACTATGACCTTCGGGGTGTTCTCAGATCGACTTGGAGCCGGGGTGCCTACGAGTACGGGTCTGCTCCTGCCGCCGGTGGTGGGTTCCTATTCTCGTAAGTATAGGGGTGGCGCTGGTCGGTCGTGAGCGATGATTATACAGATGGGTTCCCGGCTGAGATAGGTGCTGGCGCGAATGATTCCAATAACTGAAGGATTCGTGTTGGGGTTGAGGCAGTGGTTGTCGTCGTGCCTCGGATCATGTATCACAGGCAGCAGCAGCAATAGGGGGAGAGGATGAAAAGACTCCTGGTTCTGGTTCTGATGTGGGCGCTTGGGACGTTTGCTTCGGCGCAGCAAATCTCTACGAGTGAGCGCGAAGTGCTCGTGGGGCCACTGCTCGGGGCTGACGCGAAACCTCTCACCGATCTCACCTTTTCTACTGGAGACGTTTGGGTGTGGTCGGGTGGGGAGTTCCTCAAGATGCCCAACCCGAAGTTGAGGCATGTGGGGCTTGGGTGGTACGAGCTTACGAAGCCCCGCATCTCGTCTCCCGGCCAAGTAGTAGTGGTGGTGACCCACGAGGATGCTTTGATGCAAGCATGGCACAGCTACCATGCAGGGCTATACGAGGTGAATGCTGTGCAAGTCAACAGCGAGAAGCCGCAGACGGCAGATGATTTCGCAAAGAAGATTCCAGATATCGCTTCACGCAGCCAGCAAACCTTAACGTTGATGATCCCGCGAGATGTAGCCATCGGGTTCTTTGTTCTCATCGGCATCCTTGCTACCGGTGGTGTCGCTATACCGAGGTGGCGCTCAAGGCGGATATCGCAACAGTGAGGTCGATATGATCGCGAGACAGAGTTCGACGACAGTGGTTGTGCTCGGACCGTTCCTGAATACAGCGAACGTCGAGCAGACGGCGCTGTCGATCGTGTCGAGCAGCGTGTGGGCTTTCAAGGGAGGAGCATCTGGCTCAAGCGTCCCCTTCTCCGGTGCGGCGACGCACTTGGGCAAAAGTCACTACAAGGTCACGCTCCCGGTGTCGGTCGTGAGCGGTGCGGTCGGATCGACCGTCGTGCTGTACTCGCATCCAAGCGGTGTCAACGAGCCGGTCAAGGAGCAGTTGCAGATCATGGACGCGGACGTTTACGACGCCGTGTTCGGGACCGGCTACTTGAAGGTCAACGCGATGCAGGTGAACAGCGGGACGCCGCAGAACGTGGCGAACTTCTACTCTGCGACGATCGAGAACAGCTTGTCGTTCTTGAAGGTCGTACGGAAGATGCTCGCCATCATCGCGGGCGACACGACGAACGGCGGGCTGTACTTCCGAGACGACGCGAATGCCAAAGACAGACTGAGATACACGTTGAGCGGCAGCGAACGCACGAAGAGCTATGAGGACTTGACCTGATGTGGCAACTGAGCTTCTGGGCAGATGGGTTCTGGGCAGACGGGTTCTGGGGTGAAAGCAAAACGGCGACGGTGACCATATCGTTCGCATGATGGAGGACTGAGAGATGTCGGTGATTGAAGCGAAGCGCAGCGCGACCACGGTCGTGATCCTCGGGCCGTTTGTCAGCACGGCGGATGTGGAGCAGACAGCGCTCTCACTCGTGTCCAGTTCCATCAAGGTGTACAAGGGCGGCACGACCGGGACGAATCTTCCGTTCGCCGGGTCTGCTCCGAACCTTGGCAGAGCGCACTACAAGGTGACGCTCCAGCCTGCGCAGACAGGCGGCGATCTCGGCTCGACTGTCAGGGTGTACTCGCATCCTTCGGGAGCGCTGGCTGTTTGGGAAGACGTCAGGATCGTGCATCCCGACTACTACAACGCGAAGTATGGCACGACGCGAGCAGAGCCCGCGCAGGGCATCCCGCCGACGTCGACCTCGGTGTTCAAGAAGCTCGACTACCTCTACACGGACATGCGCAACAAGAAGGACCAGAGCGCGACTGTGCAGCAAGTGTACGACGACGCCGGGACGACGGTGCTCTACAAGCGCACGATCTCCGACGACGGCACCACGGCGACGAAAGGCAAGACGGAGACTGGAGCGTAGGAGCGAGTAACGATGCAAAAAATCATCGACAAGCTGCGGCCAGCGTTCGATGAGGCGTGCGTCTACCCGTGCGCCGTGCTGGGCGTCGTGCTGTCGCCCGTGATCATGGCGGCGGCGCAAGGCGAGCATCCAAAGCTCGTCGTCCACTGGTGGGACTTCGCGACGTCGCTCGTCATCACGGTGGCGATCCTGATGATGGTCGAGTCGCAGGGCACGGCTGCTGGCAAGCGGCAACCTGCGGCGCGGTTCCGCCGGTACGGGTTCGCGTTCTTCGCTGGCCTCGCGTGGCGACAGATCGTGCCGGTCATACTCGCGGCGGTGACGAAGCTCTTCGAGGCGATCGCATGAAGTGGGCGAACATCGTCGGCTGGGCAGTGATCGTGGCGCTGGTCTTGGGAGGAACGTATGCGGGCTACCTGCTGCTTCGCGATCGCGCTGCTCTGCTGCGCGGCGTCGGCGAACTGCGAGACGAGAACGATGAACTACGTCGAGGCGTTGAAGCTCTCCGAGCAACTGAAGCTGAGCGCGCTCGCCGAATTGGAGAGCTTGAGGCCGCGCTACGAGACGCTGGAGCGGCTCTTGAACGAAGCCGAGAAGTTGCGAGCCGCCTTCGAGGAGAGGTTGCTGTCCTTGGAGAGCGACTTGGCGGCAGCATCGACCTCGCTGGAGAGATCGCAAGCGGAGGTCTCCGCGCTGAAGACGCTCTGCGACGAGCAATCGAACTTGATCGCGCAGTTAGACTCGGCCTTGAGAGCGGAGCGCCGCAGGCGGTTCTGGCGGGCGCTCCGTAACGTCGGGATCGGCACGGCCATCGGTCTGCTGCTCGGCATCGTCCTCGTCTGAGACGGCAAGAGTCGTGCACCGCGCGCAAGCCGCGTCGCCAGCGCGTCGCAGGTAGAAAGGCCGTAGAACTACAAGCCGACGCCTCGAAAAGCGTCCCACGCGCCTGATTTGGGCGCCTGATCTCACGAACAACCAAAGTGAGTCATAATGACCCGCTAGGTCAAAATGGCCGCTCGTGGAGTCGAGATGACCCGCCAAACTGTCGGCAAAAGAAAAGCAGAAAATGCTTGCAATTCCTGTAGAGTGGGATTAGAATGATAGTGTCAGTTAGGTCATTGACAACGCGCCAGCAGGTAGATCAAGCCGAAGGCGAACAGAGAAGGATAGGTGATCAGGACGGTGCTGGAGAAGGCGCCGCGATGATCTGGTGGTGACGAGCAGAAGCGGCGCATGCCGCAACGGTTCGCGAGACGGACGCGAACTCAGGGAGCCGATCACCACTTCACTTCAGGACAGTCCCTTCACGAGGACCGAGCGCGAACCGAGAAACCACGAAGACGAACGCGCCACTCGCAGGCGGTGAGGAACCGGTCGGGACGGTCGGCGGGCGACAGTAGCAGGACGCAGCAAACATCGGGAGTACGGTCCTGCAAAGCAGCCGCTGATTGACTGAGGTGATGCCACTGGGAGTTGCGACAGCAACCAAGAGACGCAGCGCGACGACGAGCGCTCGGAACGGTATCCGGAGCGGCGAAGCGAAGCCGAGTCAGTAGTCAAGCGAACGCGCTGCGGAAGATGGTGGTCGCAACTAGTGTCCAGCGGGATTGACCACCCGCTGCTGATGAGACAGGTCAACGTCGAAACACGAGGAGCGAGGAGAGGAGGTGGAGGCGTGAACGATCTCTACTATGTGTCGATCATCCACAAGATGCTGAAGGAGAACGGGACGCTGAAAGTCTTGACGGGGCTGGCGACGGCGTTGAGGCGTCAAGCAGACGAGGCGTACCAAGAGGGCGCGTTCCAGTTTGGCAAGGACCTGTACAAGCTGGCGCAGGACATGATGAAGGCGGAACGGGACTACACGAGCGCGATGCAGGTCCGCTCGATGCGGTCGATAGCATGAGGAACTTTGGGCGGCTGCGAGCCGCCCGTTTCGCAGGGTCAGGTGGCCGCAGATGATAGCCTGCGCATGGGTCCGAGTCCCATGCTTGCGACGACCAGCGTATGCTGGATCAAGTCTAGTGCGAGGAGGCAGAGCATGAGTGCTAAGGGGATGCAGGTAGAGCCGGGGCTGTGGGAAAAGCACAAACGGGACCTTGCGGTCAAGAACATGAACGAGGTGATCTCGAACTTGGAGTACTACGTTCTCGCCAAGGTTGGTGACCTCAAGCGGTACGGTCAGTGGTTCGAGCGGGCGGTGAACGGCGAAGACACAACGATGGCTCCGTCCGAGATCGCCTCCTCGATGATCAACGACGTCGCGTGGTGGCTCGGGAACATGCGGATCGACCTGATCGTGAAGTACGGAGCAGAGGGCGACGCTGCTCGGAGAGGAGAGACGAAATGATCGAGTTTACCAACGACGAGTACGACGACTTCGAGCCCGACCCGCCCAGGCATCGAGAGGCGTGGTGCACAGATTGTGGGCAGCGGTGCAGCACGAAGTGGGTTGACAACGGCATCGGTGCCTACGAGTACTGGGGGGCTAAGGGCGTCGACCGCAGGATCGAGGAGGTGTCGGACTGCTGCGAGGCTCTGGTCGCGGACAAGGACCCGAACGACAAAGACGAGTGAGGAGGTGCGCGGATGAAGTTGCATAGCGTGACGAGGTTGAACGGCAGCAGGACGTGGTGCGGTCCTGCTGCTCTGTCAGCGATCACTGGATGGCCGGTCGAGAAGGCGGTCGAGAAGATCAAACAGACACGATGGAAGCAGACCAAGGAGACGGCGAGCTTCTTCGGGCGGTCAGTCGACGACTACAAGGACCCGTTCCGAGCGGTCAAAGGAGTGTCGTGCGCGACGATGGGGACGGCGCTCTACATGGCGGGCTATCGCGTGAAGACGCTGGAGCGATACGGCTTGAAGCCGGATGCGGTGCCGCCAAGCAAGCAGCCGTCGCTCGCCTTCTGGTTCAGGAAGCGGGCGGACAGGAATGCGATGTGCCTCGTCAACGTGACGGGGCACTTCATCGTGGTCAAGGGGAACAAGTTCGTCGACAACTGCTACGTGGAGCCGACCTTCATCAGCAAGGCTCCGCACAGAAGGGTGAAGGTGCGGCACGTCTACAAGGTGTGGAAGGAGAAACGGAATGGACGAGAAGCGAAGGCATGAGTTGGCGATGCAGGACGCGGAGGGCGAGAGCATCGAGAACCTCGAAGCGGCGGCCAAGATACTCGACGAGGCGCAGGAGCTTGCTGCCGAGCGGCAACTATACGAGTGGCGGCGCGGGCTGGCGAGCGGCTTCACGACAAAGCTCTTCGAAGTCATCGCGCACGCTGACAGCCAGAACCGACGGCGGCTTGCGAAAGGGTTCCCTCGCGAAGTGCGAGTCTACGAGCGGTACCACGGCGAGGAAGGCTACTGGCAGAAGGTAGTGTGGAAGTTCGAGTTTCTGAAAGAGAGGCGCTGATGAAGACGTGCAGGGAAGATCGAGACATGATCTTCGTCAAAAACAGGAACCGGCAAGACCTGTTCGCCAATCGGTACTGTCGGATGTGCCACGGGACGGGCAAGGCATACGCGAACGCGCGCGGTGCGATGCTGCGAGTCGAGTGCCCGTGCGTCGTTCGCGAGCCCGAAGGATGCCGGTTGATCGAGCGCACGCAAGAACAGAAGAGAGGAGAGGTGAGATGAGCAGCACGAACACTTGGGCGCTTGAGGCGCAGATGCCGAAGCGCATCTTTGCGGACACGACGCTGAGGATATTCAAGCTCTTCATGGCACGGTGCCACCGCGAAGGCATCAAGCCCGACGAGGCATTCAGCGCGCTCGTGTCGATCTACGCCGAGGGCGGCGATATCGTGAGGGCCGGAGTTCTGGAACGGCTGCGCGGGCGCGCGAAGCCGACGACCGCTACGCTAGGGGTGCTGAAATGAGCGTGATGTATAGGTTTATGGACAGGCAGGAAGCACGAGAGAGAGCAAGCAAGATGCGGCTGACCGGATGGCCCGACGCGACTGCGCTTTGCTTCATCGTGCCGAAGGACATTCATCCAAGCGAGCGGCGATGGGTCGTGCGAGCGGTCAAGCGGCCGGAGAAGTATCTCAGGGTCAACGGCTTCGTCGAGTAGGAGGCGAGGAATGAGAATCATCGGGTCAGAGTTGATGTTCCGCATCAAGGACACGAGTGGCACAGAGAAGGTCGTCGAGTACGATCAGGTGGTCGAAACCGCGAGATACGAAGCGGTCTTGCTGGTGCTGTACAACCACGCGATAGACAAGGGCATGATCCAGTCGCTGGCGATGGAGATAGCACGGCATGGGGCGATCGTTGAGACGGCACTGGAGAAAGCGGATGTCGCCGAAGGGGACATCGTCGAACAACTGGAAGTAGCAGCGTGCACAGTGACGGAGGCAGGAAGACCGATCGAACGCGATTGACAGTCGACGCTCTACGGGGCGGCTCTGAGAACTGCTCGACGACACAGCAGTTTCCAGAGCCGCAACGCGGGTCGTTGACCCGGTGTTCTAATCAGCCGCTCCCGCACGGAACAGCGCACGGTCACGGGTGACCGGAGCGCGGCCTGCGGCAGCGAGCAACAGGAGGAACCCTATGGACAAGGGTTTCGAGTCTTTCACGGCGTTCGCTCAGGAAGTGGAGCGAAGGGAAGCGGCGAAGGCGGACTACATCGTCGACACGCGCGCGGTCACGATGACGTCGCCCGACACGGTGCAGATCGCAGGAGGCGGTCAGCAGATGGACTTCGGCATGAAGCCGACGGCGCACGAGCAGTTGGCGGCTCGGCTCGGCATCCCGAAGAAGTACTACGACCGAACGGCGCAGATCGTTGGGCTGCGCGAGGCGAACGTCAACGCGCTGATGCACGAGGCGCCGATGAAGAGCATGGTCAGGACGATGGAGGGCAACGCGCGCGCGTGGCTGTCGGACGCCTACAAGCCGTTCGACAACGTGCACCTGATGACCGCGATGATGCCGGTACTGGAGAAGCACCGCGACAACCTCACGGTTCACTCGTTCAACCTGACGGACGACCAGATGTACCTTCAGGTGAGGTTCCCGAAGATTCAGGGCATGGTGAGCAAGCTCCAGCCGGGCACTCACAACAGGGTCAACGAACCGATACAGGCGATGGTCACCATCAAGGACAGCGAGACGGGCAAGGGCGGCGTTGACATCCTGCTCGGAGCGCTCATCCTCGCCTGCACCAACGGCCTCGTGATGGAGAGTGTGTACCGCAGGGTCCACAAGGGGCGCAGGCTCGGCTCGGAGATCACCGACTACAACGTGTTCCGCAACGCGACGATCCAAGCGGACATCAGGGCGCACACGATGATGATTCAGGACCTGCTGGCTGCGGCGCTCGACGAGGCGGCCTTCATGGAGAAGCTCAAGGTCATCAACGGCGCAACGGAGCGCGAGATCAAGGACGTGGAACTCGTGGTGCAGAACGTGACGAACCGCTGGGGCTTCAACGACGGCGAGCGCAAGGCGCTGATGAACGCGCTCGTGCGGGACGGCGACACGACGCAGTGGGGCTTGAGCAACGCGACCACGGTCCTCGCGCACGGGATGCGAGACGCCGACCGCGCGTTCACGATCGAGAAGGTCGGTTGGGAGATCATCGAGGACCTCGACGACAAGCAGTGGGACCGCTTCAACACGGTCGAGGTGAAGGCTCGCAAGGAGGAACTGGTCGAGGCGGTAGCGTAGGCGGCCTGCTCTTGGTGCGGCGATCTGCGAGGACGATCCTCGCGGGTCGCCGCTTTTTTCGTTTACAGTGCAAGCATTCTGTGCTATCATATCAAGCGAGCCATAGGAGGGATCACATGGCAAAGACGACGAAGCGAAGGGCGCAGACCAAGGCGATCGTGGCGATGACGCCGGAGCAGGTGGCGAACGCGCTCGCGGTCAATACCGGCGCGCTCATCACGCAGGCGGTCAAGCAGGGCTTGCCGGTCGAGACGCTGGAACGGCTGCTGAACATGCGCCGCGACCTCAAGGCGGAATGGGCGAAGGAGCAATACTACAAGGCGCTGAAGGCGTTCCAAGCTGACTGCCCGCCGATTCGCAAGACGAAGGCTGTCTACAACAAGGCGGACAAGGGCGGCGACGTGCGCTACACGTTCGCGCCGTTCGAGCACATCATCAAGGTCGTGCATCCGTACTTGGAACAGTACGGCTTCACGTACACCTTCGGGACGAAGCAGACCGAGAACACGGGCACCGCGATCTGTCAGGTTCACCACGTAGACGGTCATTCGGAGACGACCGAACTCACCATCCCGATCGACAAAGACGCATACATGAGCGCACCGCAGAGGGTGCAGAGCGCGATGACATTCGCCAAGCGGCAGTCGTTCATCAACGCCTTCGGCCTCGTGACGGCAGACGGAGATGACGACGCCGGGAGCGCCGATGCGCCGTCGAGCGAACCGGATGGGCAGGTCGCGCCGCAGCGCAAGAAGCCAGAACCGGCCAGCAAGATCAACCTGAGCGACACGCTGGACGAGATACTCAAGCTCCTGAAGATGGGCCCGTACGTGAAGGAGGCGAAGCTCGCGTACAACCTCGAACAGCGAGCGGTGCAGCTTCACAAGGAGAAGAACCCGGAGGCGCTGAGGGCGCTGCGCGACAGCATCAAGACCAGAGTCTACGGGAAAAGCCGATGACGACGACGAAGGAGGGAGAGATGAACGCGGTGAACACGAAGGCGCTCGAAAAGCAACTGGCAGTCGTGGTGGACACTGGCCGATCATTCCGCATCACGTCGAAGGCGCTGTATCAGGAAGCCGGGCACCATCTGACCGAGAAGGTCGACCCGCTGATCGCCGAGATCAAGAACACGTTCGATCCGATCTGCAAGGCCACCGACGAGGCGCACAAGGAAGCGGTCAAGCAGCGCGACAGGTTCCTCAAGCCCGCGCTTCAGATACGCGACGTGCTGCGCAACGGCATGGGTCGGTACATCGCCGAGGAAACGCGGAAGCAGGACGAGGAGCGCAGGAGGAAAGAGGCCGAGGCGCGGGCGAAGGAAGAGGAGCGTCGCAAGGACGAAGTCGCCGCGCTCAAGGCGCAAGGCGCGGACGAAGAGGCAGCCGAACTGGAGGCGGCTCCCGTGATCGTCGCTCCGGTGAAGGTGCGCGAGGTGCCGAAGGTCGACGGCGTCAGCTACGCGGACCAGTGGGGCTACACGGTGACGGACGAGATGGCGCTCAAGGAGTACCTGTGGGCGGTGCATCGCAGCCTGCTTGTGGTCGACTCCTCGGCGCTGCTGCGGCTTGTCGGGTCGCTGAAGGATGGCGCGCGCGACATCAAGGGCATCGAGGTCACTTGCCGCAAGGTGCCTCGCAACGTGAGCAAGCGAGCATGATCGTCCTGATCGCGTTCGGAGGCATCTGCGCCGTCGTGCTGGTCGTCGTGCTGACCTTCTTCGTGGCAGACGTTGCGACGGCCATGACGATCCGTACGATGTATTGGTGGTATGCGGGCCACAAGGAATTGTACAAGGTCAGGGAGAAGAAGATCGTGGCTCCTGCGGGCAATACCTGCGGGACAGAGTTCGCCGTCGTGCGACTGAAGGATGGCGCGACGAGGAGGATAACATGGGAATGGGACCCGTTGGGCATCGACGACCCGGACATCTGGGAAGCGACGAAGTGGCGAAAGCGAAAACGGTAGCGGAGTTCAAGATCGAACGGGCGTACGTGGAGCGTGACGGCCTTAGCGAGTGGGAAGAGATCACCGAAGTAGAGTTCTTGCGTCGCACTGAATGGGCTGGCTACTACAAGAAGGGCTGCGCGCTGGAAGCACTGAAGGCGGTCTGCTCGAAGCCGGGTGGATGTCTCAACACGCCGTTCCAGCGGTTCAGGATCAAGGCATGAAGGGCTTGACGTTCGACGCAGCGACTCACACGTATCGATTCTGCGGGCGCTTGGTGCCGGGCGTGAGCGAGGTCATCGAAGCGGGCGGCGGGCGCGTGCCGTCGCCCTACTTCAAACCAGAGCACGCGAAGAGAGGGGCGAACGTGCACCTCGCGATCGGTCTGGACGACGAAGGCACGTTAGACTCGGCGGCGCTGGACCCGGCGCTCGCAGGGTACGTTGATGCGTGGGAGCGGTTCAGAAGCGAGAAGGGCTTCGTGCCGCTGCTCAGTGAGCAGATACTGTACTCAGATGCGTGGGACTATGCGGGCACCGTGGACAAGATCGGCGTGTGGGCAGGGAGTGACGCGCACGTAGTCGTCGACATCAAGTCGGGTGTTGTCGACAAGTGGCACAGGGTGCAAGTGTCCGGCTATCGCAGGCTCGCCGAGGATGTACTGCACCTGCATCCCGTACAGGCAGTCATCGTCTACCTGAAAAGGACTGGTGCATACACAGTCGTCAAGGCGAGGCTGACCGACCTCGATGTGTTCATGTCGTGCCTGACACTGTACAAGTGGAAAGGAGAGAAGTGATGCCGTACTTCGAGATCACGTATGCAGACGGGACGAGGGGCAAGGCCGAGTACGTCGAGCAGTTCACATGGGCGCGCGAGACGTTCGTGGTGTATCCCGTCATGCGCGGCGGCTACAGGGTGGCGCACAAGAAGACGGGCTACGCGCTGCCGATGAGCGGCGAGGGTGCGAAGGTCGTGCTGCCCAGCTACCCGAACGTGAGGGCCGCGCAGAAGGGCGCGACGGCGATCATGAAAGCGAAGGGCGAAGGTGCAGTCAAGGCAGCCATCAGAAAAGCCAGAGACCAGATGTAGGCGCTGCGGGCGTCGGTTGACCAACTGGAAGTCGCGCCTGTTCGGGCTTGGCCCGAAGTGCAGGGATCGATTGACGCCCAAGCAGCAAGAACTGTTCAAGGAGGAAGAGCATGAACGGCCCCGCATTTCGAGCGTACCTTGAGCCGTCGGGCGAGTGGGGCTTGCTCAAGCTCCGCTGTGCACCGGACGAAGGTGACGAGGTCAAGGACAAGAGCGAGATCGACAGGCTGGTAGAGTTCTTGCGGCAGAAGCGCGACTACGAGCGCAAGCACGGTGGAATCGTCCGAGCGCTGCGCGTGTACTTCGAGGTCTGGTACAAGCGGCGCACGCCGAACCAGTGGCGGCTGTATGCCGAACTGGTCGACCGGCGAGCAGCAGCGGACGGCGTCGCGTGGAAGGAGGTGCACAGGGGCATCAAGTGGAAGTACTACCCGAGGGAGGGCGAGATCGGGCAGAGGGTGCCGAAGAGTTCGGACGAACTGTCCACGGTCGAGATGGCGCACGTCATCGAAGGCGCGCTGATCGAGTGCATGAACGAGCCGTCTGTCGACGTGCGGGACATCTACACGCTGTGGCAAGAGTGGCGCGGCAAGCAAGAGCGCGACCCGCTGGAAGGCATGTACGCCTCGATCGAGGAATATGTGAGCAAGCATCCGTTCTGCGAAGCGTGCGGGCGAGGACTCGGGAACGACGAGTGGGATCGTGAAGGCCAGATGGACCACATCGTGCCCGTGAGCGAGGGCGGACCGGACGAGCCGGAGAACAGGCTCCGGCTTTGCACCGACTGTCATCTGCTCATCAAGCACGACGACGGTTGTCTCCCGCTGATCTTCACGTATCCCGCAGTGCGACCGAAGGTGCTCGCAGCATGGAAGCGGTACGGCAAGGCCGGACTGGAGGAGAGAATCGCCAGAGTCGGCGGCGAGGTTTCGGCCAAGGTAGACAAGCAGAACGAGCTTGATATATTCTGAGCGGTGGATTAGAATGGGCAGCAGTTAGGAGGGCACCATGCTGACGAAGGTTCGCGAGTACAAGGTGCGTCAGAACGGCAAGAGCGGTCTGCAGGTAATCATCCCTGCGGAGTTTGCTTCCGACATGAAGATGAAGCCGGGAGACGTCATCGAGTTCTACCGCGAAGGGAACACGCCCGCGTTGCTGCTGAAGCTCCAGCGCGGCAAGTCGAAGCGCATCATGGACTGATCGGAACAATCTGGCATCGGGAGGTCAGAATGGCTCAGGCAAAGGCAGTACAGAAGACACTGCTCGACACGATCAATGAGATCGACGCGCAGACCGTCGCGAAGGGCACGCCGCAAGCTGGCGGGCTGTGGGCGCTCATGGAGCGCGGGAAGTGGCAGAAGGGGAAAGCGGTCATCAAGTTCTACCCGACGGTCGAAGAAGTCGGGAAGAGCAAAGGTGGGCGGCCGCGCAAAACCGAAGGACGGCAAGTCAGTTACCGCAGCATCGCAGAAGAGCTTGGCCGGTCGGCGGATTCGATCAAGCGGTGGGTCAAGCTGGTCATCACGGTCGGCAAGAGCGATGAAGCGTTCGCGGCCTACATCAAGGAAGGGCGAGCAGCGCAAGAGGCGCACTGGCAACGGAAGCTGATCGCGTCGGACCTCGACCGCAAGGAGCCGGAGCCGAACGTCCGCAAGCAGGTTGAGGATCGCACGTTCGCTGCCGTCATGGAGCGCTTCAAGGAGGTCGGCGACCTCGAAGAAGCGGACGTCAAGTACCTGATCGAGCGGGTGCAGCGCCTAGTCGATTCGCTGACGAAGGTGCTGAAGGCTCTTCAGGACGAAAACGTGGAGCGCGCGCTCCAGTTGTGTCAGGAGGCTCTGGTCGACACCGACGAGGGCTGAGCTATGGCGCTCACCCCTCCGAACTACACGCAGACACCGAACGTGGTCTTCGACAAGCTGATGCGCGAGCTTTCGGAGGCAGAGTTGAGGGTGCTGTTGGTCCTCGTGCGGAAGACACTCGGCTGGCACAAGATCAAGGAGGAGATCGGGTTGTCGCAGATAGCCGAGATCACCGGCATGGGAGCGAATGCCTGTGGTGCGGCCGCAAAGTTGCTCTGCGAGCGCGGCCTTGTCCGTCGTTCGCGCAAGGGTCAAGGGCGCGGCGCGAAGTTCAACTACGAGTTAGACCTCGCAGAAGAAACCCCTTCTAAGAATGGGTATATCGAACAGAAAACCCCTTCTAGCAATGGGTATACCGGCGAAGAAACCCCTTCTAAGAATGGGTTTCCCGCAGAGCAACAGCTTCTCCTGCAAACAGATACACCAGACCTAAAGAAAGAAGAGAAAGAAAGAAAGACTAGAAAGAAAGACGCGCAGGCTGAGCCTGCGCCTTACTCTGCCGTCGTGAGCGCTCACTTCAAGCTGCACAAGGAGGTCTGTAAGACCGATCCTCTCTTCGGAGCGGTTGAGGGTGCGATCGTCAAGCGGCTGCTGGTGGCGCAGAAGGTAGAAACCGTGATCGCGAAGCTAGAGTCGTACTACAAGCGCGAGCACTGGTTCACGAAAGGCAAGCAAGGCCGCAGTCTCAAGGAGTTCATCGCGAGGTACAACGAGATCGAACTTCCGAAGCCGATGACCAACGGGCTGCTGTCCGAGGACAGCCTGCGGAAGATGCGTGAGGCATTCAACGAAACAAAGGCCGGGCGCTGACAAGAAAACATCTCAGGAGGTGGCAGAGGTGCTACAAGGCGCAGTAGAGACCTCGTTCGTCGACCAGCATGTGGTCGCGAACTTCGGCAAGCGAATGATCGACCTCGCGGAAGAGGCTGGCGTTCCGAAGGAGGACGTCGAGCGATCGCGACGAGAGATCAAGGGCGGCACGTGTCCGCTCTGTCAAGCCGAGTATCGCAAGGTGCACGTCAAGAACAGGTACGCGGACTTCGTGTACTTCGTGCCGTCGTGCGGGTGCGAGGACAAGAACCGCAGCGATGCCGAGCGGCGGCGCAGGGAAGACACGATGGCGCGGTGGGGCAAGATACCGCCCGCGCTCCGGCACTGCGACATCGAAAGCTGGGACTACGGCGTGAAGCCGGAGACGAATCAGTCGTTCAAGTGGGTCCTCGAATACATCAAGGAGAGGCGCTACAAGAAAGAGGGTCTGATCTGCTATGGCATGGTCGGGACCGGCAAGACGTACTGCGCGGTCGCGGTGCTGCGGGCGATGGTCCGCGAGGGCATGAGCATCAGGTTCGTGGCGACGAGCGATCTGGTTAACGAACTGATGCAGCACGGCGACGAGGTCCAGAGGCAGATCGAGGGCGCCGACGCCGTCCTACTGGACGACATGGACAAGATCGGGACCACGACGAGCGCGTGGGTGCGCGAGCGCGTGTTCTCGATCGTCAACAACAGGATCGCCGCCGGGAAGATCATCCTCGCGACGACGAACTTCACCGACCCGATGGAGTTCACTCAGAAGTGGGGCGAGGCGGTCACGAGCCGCCTCGTCGCCTCGTGCTTTATGGTGGAGTTCAAGGGCGACGACTACCGCATGAAGCAGCGCGAGCTCAGGAAGGCGGATAAGGAGAACCGGAGGCCGCGCTGATGCTGTCGAGCAAGACCAAGATCGACTGGTGCGACAGGACGTGGAACCCGGTGTGGGGCTGCGAGAACGACTGCGCCTACTGCTACGCGCGCAGGCTGGCGCACAGGTTCGGCGACGACTTCAAGCCCAAGCTGAAGCCGAAGCAGCTCGCCGCGCGGATGCCGAAGGAGCCCTCGGTCATCTTCGTGAACAGCATGAGCGACGTGGCGTATTGGGAATGGCCGTGGCTCGAGGCCGTCCTCGCGCGGGTCGCAGAGAACCCTCAGCATGTGTTCTTGTTCTTGACCAAAACCCCGAGCAGCTACTTGACGTGGTACAACTGGGCCCCGACGAACGTGTGGTTCGGAAGCACCGCCACGGAACAACACTCGCTCAGGCGGGCCGCTGCTTGGTCGATGCTGCCGGGGCGAGTCACGTTCCTTTCAGCGGAACCGTTGCACGGCCCGATGAACGGCGACGTGACGTTCTTCGGTTGGGTGATCGTTGCCCCCGAGTCGGGTCAACGCGCGGAGCGCATAGAACCTAAGCGCGAGTGGATCGAACAGATCGTCGAGCGCTGCGCGTCGGAAGGCGTGCCGCTGTGGATGAAGAGCAGCCTCGCGCCCTACTGGAACGGGCCGCTGATACAACAGCGGCCGCACACGAAGGAGGGATAGGTGTTCACAGTCAAAGACGTGACGGCGATCGTCACGACGTTCAAGGGCGGCGACTTCCTTGAAGCCACACTCAACTCCGTTCGGCATTGGTATCCCAAGATAGACCTGATCATCGCGGCGGGCGCAGAGGAGGTGAGGAAGGTCGGCGACGAGGATGTAATCGTTCTGCCAGACTGGCCGATCGAGGACTGCCGCAACGCCGCTGCGCAGGTAGCGGAGACAAGGCTGTTGCTGTTCATGGACGACGACGTGAAGGTGCTGGGCGCGGGCGCGATCGAGCAACTGGTCGAAGTCATGAACATCGCCACGAGCTTCGAGAGCAAGCGACCGATTGCGCAGACCGGAGCCTATGGGCTCAAGGTGCTCGATTGGGGACGCCGCGTCGGCGTGGGCGGAACAGAGATCACGCGGCACATAGAGATCACTGCGTCGCCCGCGTACTTCTCGATGCACAGACGCGATGCCTACTTCGAAGTCGGCGGGATGCCGAAGCACGAGGAGTTCTACCCGGCGCCGCTCAGGATTCGCAACGCGCTGGCCTCGAAGCTGCCCGGCTACTGCGGCGACTTCGTGATCAGCAAGCGGTACCGCGAGAGCGGCTGGATGGTCGTGACGCCGAAGGCGAGGGTGCCGGTGCTGCACTGGGCTGGCCGCTACCGCGTCAACCGGCCCGACCATCCGCGCATCGTCGAGGATTGGTGGTACGCGAACACGGTGCATGTCCGCGTCAACCCGCTCGACGAGTACGAGAAGAAGTGGCGCGCCTGCGCGTTCCAGCAGGGCTTGGGCGCGAGGATCAAAGGACTGTAGGAGGCGGCATGGCTGAGAAGAAGATCAAGAAGGTAGCGCTGAAGAAAGAATCGCCGCCTGTTATGAAGCAGTGCCCGCGCGATCCTAGCCATGTATGGATGGCCGACATACCGTTCTGCCCGTACTGCAACTGCTCTCCAGAGGCGCGGATTCACTATGCTCAAGGACACAAAGATGGATGAAGAGTCGAGGGAACTAATTGCGAGGGCCACGCAAGCGCTTGAAACTACAAGCAAGTTGCTTGAACAGACGAAGGCGAAACTTCAAGAGAAGAACGAACATGCTGACTTGGGGAGAGCGATCAGCGCGAGCGACGAGCATTGGGACTTCGGAGTAGCAGCAAAGCACATAGCATCTGAGATCGGAGAAATCTACCAAGGGAAACAGCTTGGGCGGAATGAACTCTATTGGTTTTGCGTACGGAAGGAAATCATCTACTGCGCCAAGGACAAGGTCAGTGGAAAGGAAGAATACCTACCGTACCAAAATCAAGTTGATGTCGGGCGGTTTGTAGTCAAGAGTTTCCAAGCCATAGGGAAAAGCGGAAGACCGCTGACGAACTCGCGAGATGAAGAGATCATCAACCACTTGACATTCGTCACTGTGGCGAAAGGGATTCCGTATTTGATAAAGAAACTCGTCGAATCGCGGGATGCGGGAACTCTAGAGCGAGACTGTAAAAACTGGAGGTAGGGCATGCCGGTATCGGTTGAACTTGACATAAGACGCGATCGGGCGATGAGCATTCCGCCTCAGTGGGACTACGGGAAATCAGTCGAAAAGGTTCGCGGGCTCATCCTCCGGTTCAATACAGTCAGCGCTGAACTGCTCGGCGAGCTTTGGGTGGCGAGGGAGCAACTGAGCAAGCACGGACCGAGGGCGCAATTCGTTGCAAATGCGACGAATACCTGGACGGGCTACCTGCACGATGTCGGCCTTGACCGCTCTACCATCCACCGCTGGCTTGAGCAGTACGATCATGTAGAGCACCGCAAGAAGACGCAGAAGGAGATAGAGCAACAGAAGGAGATCAAGGAGATTCAAAGGAAAGTTCTTGAGAAGGCGCGTATCCAAAAACAAAAAGTCCCGCAACGAACCTCAGATGATCGACTGATCGAAGAAATCGACATGGCGTTGCAGCGCGAGAAGGCATCGAGCGGGAGACTCAAGCTCGATGGCAAGATCGAGAACCTTGCGCAGAAGGATGTCTTTGAATATGTCCAGCGGTATATCTCGGCTCTTCCTGAATCTCGTCGACTCGAAGCGGTCCAGAATCTCATCAAGTGGCTGAAGGAGATCGCGATTTCATTGCATGCAAAGAGCGCAAAGTAGAAGCAAGGAGGACGGATGGGTAGTCTGAAGATCGCACCGACGAAGTGGACCTACCAGTGGGTTCCTCGCGAACTGATGCTCTTCCTCGCGAAGCGCATGGGCATCGAGACGTTCGTCGAGACCGGCACTGAGTTCGGCTCGACCGCGCTGTGGGCATCACAGCATTTCAAGCGCGTCTGCACTTGCGAGGCAAGCGCGAAGCATTTCGACATCGCGCAACAGCGGCTCAAGAATGCGCCAAACGTCTATCCCGCACTCTGCGAGTCGATGCCGTGGCTCGCGGTCGTGATGGCAGAACAGCCGCACGCGCCGATGATGTACTGGCTCGACGCGCACTGGACGCATGCAGCTGATCCGAAGGACTACTACGGGGCAGACAAGCCGCACCCGCTGCTCGCCGAGCTTGAGGCGATCGTCAACAGGCCGTTCTCCCAAGAGGGCGACTGCATCCTGATCGACGATGCGCGCTTCATCGTCTACCCGTTCACGGCGCCGGGCTCGGAGCAGAAGTGGCCGGACTTCCGCATGGTGATCTGGACGCTGAGCGCGTTCAAGGTCGCGATCTATGGCGACTGCATCATCGCGATCCCGCCGCACCATGAGGGTTTGCTGCTCGACTGGAAGCGCGAGATCAAGGGAACGGAGCTAGACTTGCTGTGAGCAGCCTCCAGCGGTTCTTGCGAAAGGCACCGAACGCCATCCAGCGCGTCGTCTATGGCGCGGTGCCTTTCGGCTTGCGCTACGGGAAGCACTTCTTGCGGTATCGTCGTGAGGCGCTCCAGCGGCAAGAGTGGACGGTCGAGGCGTTGCGCGAGTACCAGAGCGACCGGCTGATCGAAACGCTGGTCGCAGCGCAGTGCGCAGAGTGGTGGAAGGGCGTGTTCAAGAAGAACGCTATCGGCTTCGACGACATCTGCAACACTCCGCATCTGGTTTTGTCCATGATGCCCGTGATGACCAAGGAGGACATCAGGGCAAACGGAGAGAAGATGCGCGTGCCGGGCTTCCGCAAGAAAGACCTCACCACGCTGACCACTAGCGGCACCACGGGAACCGCTCTATCGATCGCTGTGACGAAAGACGCCTGTGAGCAAGAGGCGGCCTTTCAAGAAAGAGCGTTCGTGGCGCACGGGCCCAGTTTGTTCTGGAACAGGAGCGTATGGTTGAAGCGCTACTGCCCGACGCCCGGCGATCCGTTGTGGCAGTGGGACGCAGAGAAGCAGCGACTGATGCTGTCGCCGTACCACATCTCAGAGTGGACCGTGCGGGAGTACGTCGAGCGGATCAACGAGAGCCGGGCACCGATCTTGGTGGGCTACCCGTCGAGCGTCTACATCCTTGCGGTCGAGGCGCGGGCGAAGGGTCTGACGCTGCCCTACGTGAAGAGCATCCACACGTCCAGCGAGGTGATGCTGCGACAGTGGGCGGAGACGATCAAGGCGGTGTTCAACGTGATGCCGCGAGATCACTACGGGATGATGGAGCGCGGCGCGTTCTTCTATCGGTGCCCGCAGAGCGAGAACTACCACGAGGCAATCGACTACGGATGCACCGAGTCGCACAGGGACGGCATCGTGGTCACGGGATTCATCAATCATGCGCAGCCGGTCGTTCGCTATTTGGTCGAAGATGTAGTAGAATGGTTGCCGGTGAAGGAGCGATGCCCGTGCGGGAGCGGCCTGCCTCTCACCGTCAAGTCATTCCACGGCCGAAGCGGCGACATCCTGATTGCCCGCGACGGGCACATGGTCCCCTCGGTCCAGTTCTACACCGTCATGGGCAAGATCGCCGGGCTGCGTCTCTTCCAGATCGTGCAAGAAGAAGCTGGGCAGGCGACCGTCAAGGCCGTGATCCACGGCAACGAGGCGCAGACCAAAGAGGCTTTGCGGAACATCGGCATCGCGGTATCGACTCGGCTCGGCGTCGGCTCGAAGGTTGAGAGCTGGGCCGTAGATGACATCCCGCGAGAGGCGAACGGCAAGTACCGCGCCGTGGTCAACAGGAGGAAATGGTGAGGAAGTTGCCGGTTGGGGCGCAGTTGTCGATCGAGGAGAGAACGGACTGGGTTAGACTGGACTGGAACGAGAACCCCTATCCGCCTTCGCCCGTCGTGCGCAACGCGGTCCATGCTGTGTCGTTCTTGATGAACGAGTACGCGCCCCTCGACCAAAGCAGGATCATCGACAAGTTGTGCGCGTATCTCGGCGGCAACGTGAAGCCAGAGAACATCGTGCTGTTCGGCGGCGCGGGCAGCGCGCTGGGCTATGCTTTCAGAGCGTTCCTTGAAGCGAACCCGATGGGCTGGTGCACGGCGGGATGGACGGAGCCGAACTATGGCTACCTTCCGGCCTACGTGATCCGGAACTTCATCAAGATGGTCACCGTGCCGGACATCTGGGAACCCTCGATGGACGCGCTGCGACAACTATCCAAGAACTGCAACATCGTCTACGTGTCGAACCCGATGGCTCAGACAGGCATGGTGTACGACACAAGCGACTTGGTTCGCCTCAAGTGTCACATGATCGTGGATGAGGTGTACGCCGAGTTCTCTGGGCAGACGATCTTGGAGCACTGGCCGCTGGAGAACACGGTCGTCGTTCGGTCGTTCAGCAAGAGCTTCTCGCTCGCGGGCCTCCGCATCGGGTACGTGGTCGCGCCGCCCGATCTCGCGGAGAGGATGCGCATGATCAAGGACTTGGAAGACGTGAGCATCTTCGCTTATGCGGCCGCTGAAGCCTCGCTGACCGCAGAGGGCATCTTGGCGGCGCGGTCCAACATGCGCAAGGTCGGCTGGACGAGGGACGAGGTGCTGAACGAGTTGGCGCTGGACCTCGGCTACAACCCATACCCGTCGCGCGCGAACTTCGTGACTTTCGCAGAACCGGCGGCGGAAGACCTGCGCGTGTTCTTGGCAGCGCGCAAAGTTCTCGTTCGCACGATTCCCGATACCAACAGGATCAGGATGGCCGTCCGCACGCCCGACGACATGCGGCAGGCGATGAACGCGCTGAAGGAATGGAATCATGGCAAGCCCTGAGCGGCCGAAGGTGCTGGCGGTCGATTGGGACGGCACGCTGGCCGAGTACGGGACGGAGAAGCTGTTGCCCGGCGCGGCGAAAGCACTGACGGAGTTGATTGAGAAAGGCTGGCGCGTGCTTGTGTTCACGTCGCGGCAAGACCGCCTGCCGTTGATGCGGGCGCTGGCTCAGGCGGACGTGCTGCTGACGAGCGTGCAGATCGAGACGCGAAAGCCCGACGCTCGCGTTTACCTCGACGACCGGGCGCTTGAGTTCAACGGGTCGTGGGACGAGGTCGCGAGCAAGGTCGAGCATTTCAGGCCGTGGCACATTCCACCTGAGCGTGTCGAAGAAACGATGGCACCGGACGCCTACGCGACCGCTCGGTACGTGAAGAAGGCAGACGGCACATGGGCGATCGAAGATGCAAAGTACGGAGACGGAACGCCCATAGAGGCAGGAGGTAGAGGCAATCAGAAGGAGATGCCATGAGCGCGCAAGATGCCTTCGAGATAATGGATGCGGGCGATCGTGTCTTTCAGAACGTGATTCTCTTGGTTGCTGACGAGCGCGAGGTTGGCAATCTTGTTGTTCGTTCTGTCGCCGTCGATGTGGTGGACATGTTCCCAGCGTTCAAGAGGGCGACCGAGTTTCTCGGCCATGACGAAGCGATGCACGTAGACCTCGCCTCGTTTGTCTGCCATGGGGTTTTCCGGCGCGTAGAGCTTGACGTAGCCATTCGATGTTGTCTTGCGGCGGTCTGGATCGCGGCGAGTTTTGGCGCTTTCGATCTTGGCGCAAGAAGAGCACCTGAAGGTCAAGCCGTACTTGCCGTGCTTTTGGCTGTAGTAGTTCTTGTGTTCAACGAGGTGCATCTTCCCACAACTCGGGCAACGGACGTTGGCGTAGTACCGTCCGTTGATCTTGTGGAACAGTTGGGCCATGCGGTCTATTATACCGTATGCGTGCGAACACGTACATGCCAGTTGTTCGCGCAGGAGGGCTAATCACATTCCCTATCCCTCGGAGCACGCTTGCAGGTTGAACCCGCCGGGGAAGTACAAGCGGATCAGGAGGAACAACGGAGCGCAGAGCCACAACGGGAAGCGGATCGACGTCATCTACGGAGTGAAGGACGACGGGAAGACGGAGATACAAGCACTCCGGTATCCGAAGGGAAGCTGGAGCGCGAGTGAGGCGCGGTCGCACTGTGGCGGGCGCGGCGGCAGGTTCGAGGCCGCCGCGAGCGAGAGTGAGACCATATTCACGCGCGAGGAACAGATCGAGAGCTTGATGATCGACGGATACGACCGCGACGCTGCCGAGAGCATCGTCGACCACATCTTCTGAAGGAGACGGGATGAAAGTAGGAGTCGTCGGACTAGGGAAGCTCGGGTTTCCTCTCGCGCTGGGATTCGCGATCAAAGGTCACGAGGTCATCGGCTACGACGTCGACTATGGTCGCATGAATAGGACGTGGTTCAAGGAGATCGAGGCCGGGATCGAAGGGAAGACATTCGACGCGCTGTTGTCAGAAGCCGACAACCTGCGCTTCGAGCCGATGGAAGTGTTGGTGAAGGAAGCGGAGATCATCTTCGTCGTCGTGCAGACGAACTGTGAAGCAGGATACGACGGCACCAACAGGATGCCTCGCGATCGCAAGGACTACGACCTTAAGCCGCTGGAGGGAGCGGTCCGCCAGATCGTAAACGCAGCGGGCAAGGTCGCTGATTGGAAGCGGAAGCCGCTTGTGATCAACAGTACCCTGCTACCGGGCACGGCGGACACCTTCGAGGTGGAGATCGGCAAGCACTTCGACCTCCTGACGAACCCGCAGTTCTGCGCGATGGGCAACGTGCTGAGCGACATGGTTTCGCCTGAATGGGTGATCATCGGCGCGCAAGATCACGAGCAGGCGATGCCGCTCGCCGACTTCTACGCGACCATCACGGACAGCCCGATCATCGTGGTCAGCAGGATCGAGAGTGAGATCATCAAGACGTGCTACAACGGCTGGATCACCACCAAGATCAACTACGCCAACGCAGTCATGGAACTGTGCCAGCGCGTTGGTGGTGACGCCGACACGGTGATGACGGTACTCGGGAAGGCGACCCGCAGACTTGTCAGCACGATGTACTGGAAGGGCGGCATGGGCGACGGCGGCGGCTGCCTAGTAGGCGGACAGTACGTGTACACCATCGACGGGATGAAGAAGATCGAGGACGTGGAGCAGGGCGACATGGTCCTGAACGGCAAGGGAGCGTACTCCCAAGTCGAGTCGATCTCAGCGAGAGACTACGACGGCGGTGTGAGCAGGCTCTTCCCGAGAGGGCTACCAGCGATCGAACTGACAGACGAACACCCCGTACTCGTTGCCGACGACCTGAGGAAGAAATACACGTGGCGCGAGAAGACGATGCACGACGGCAGGCATCCTGTGAACGATGCTATCGGGGAGCCGTACTACCTGCCAGCCTCGGAGGTGAACACAGACCACTACGTGCTGTTCCCGATGCCGGTCAGCGGCTCGCGACAGAAAGACGAAACCTACGAAGTCTTGGCTGGCTACTACCTTTCAGAAGGGACCGTTGAATGGAGGCAGGACCGAGGGTGCTACGGGCGCGTGGCCTTCCACTTCCACGAGCGCGAGCTTGAGTATCAAGAGAACGTCTGCAATCTCGTGGCGGCGCTCTCATTGAAGGGCGTGGTGAAGCACACCAAGAACCACTGCGCTGTCTTGCGGGTTCACGACCCGAAACTCGCAGCCCGCCTCGACAACGACTTCGGGCATGGCGCATCGACGAAGGTCTTGCCAGCTTGGGTGCTCGACGGGAGTCAAGGGACCGCGGAGAACATCCTGCGCGGGATGTTCAGGGGCGACGGCAGTTCTCACCGCTACGGGTACACGTTCTCTACGACGTCCCGCGACTTGGCGTTCGGGGCGCACCTGCTCCTGAAGCGGCTGCGGATACCGTCGCGGATCAAGGAGCACGGCGCGAGGTTCAACGGGTGCGATCACAGGCGCTCGTGGGACGTGGTGGTGTCCAACGCGCGAGACTTGCAGAGGATGTCTGCGATAGTCGGGATGCCGCTCAAGCACAAGATGCAGGCGAAGCGGTACGAGCACGTCTTCGAGCGCGGCGGCCAGTTCTACCACAAGGTGCGCAAGGTCGAGAGGTTCGCCACGAAGCAGAAGGTCTACAACTTGGAAATGAGAGAAGCGGAGCCGTCGTTCGTCACCGTCGCGGGCACGGTCCACAACTGCCATCCCAAGGAGAACATGGCCCTGTCGTACCTAGCACGTTCGATCGGGCTGTCGTTTGACTGGTTCGGCATGAACATGGAATGCCGGGAGGCCGAGACGGAGTGGCTTGCTACGCTGCTCGAAGATGCGGCGCAGGCGATGAACAAGAGCGAGGTCTGGTTGATCGGCATGGCGTTCAAGGCAGGCGTCACGCAACTGCACGGCAGCGCGGCGGTTCTGCTGAAGAACATCCTCGAAGATCGCGGGCTCGTGAAAGTACGGGTACACGATCCGATCATCGGCATGGGTGAGGAGCTTCCGAGCGATGCGATTGTCGGCTTGATCTCGTGCAATCACACGCTGTTCACCACGTACCAGTGGCACAAGGGCAGCATGATCTTGGACCCGTGGAGATACTTGGCTGAGTGCGATGAAGTGTTGCCGATCGGGCGGGTGTGATGCCCGGTGGACGTCATGATGCGGGCTTGCACTTTGGACATGACGCTAGAAGAGGCCTACATCTACTTGACGATCCGATGGAAGCGCAGTCGTCGAGGCGAGGAGGCTCGGGTGCTGTGCCCGCACTGCGGGAAGCTCTCGATCGAGGTTGAGAAGGGCGGCAACCATCATCCTGTGTCGTTCGCGTGCGGGCTCTGCGGCTGGCATCTGTTGCGGGAAGGCGACGTGTTGACAGCGAGCCTCCAAGGCAAAGTCACCGAGCAGCAGGTTGCGAAGATCAGCGCGGTCAGGCTGGCGCTGGATGAGTGGAACTCGATGAGCACCCGAGGAGTCAGCTGGTTATCGCTGCACGTGGCGAAGCTGACCCCGAAGAAGGTGCTGTGGATCAGGCGCATGAGGAGGCGCGGCATGAAGTACAAAACGATCAGCGAACTGGTGGGCGTTGGCGAGAACACTGTGGGCGACGTCTGTCGCGGGACGAAGTGGAAGCATGTTTGCTAACCTGCACCCGAAGCTGGTGAGAGACATCCCGTGGGGATGGAAGCGGAAGTGGACCAAGGAAGAGGGCTGGGTCGTGGTCGAACCGGCGGGCAAGATCGAGATGCCGGAACTGACGGAGTACTTCGACTGGCAGCGGTACGAGATCGACCTGCCGCTCGGGAAGGACCTCGCGTGGCGCAAGCAAGAAGGGCTGACGCTCGGCACGAGGGACTTCAAGAGCGTCTTCACAACCGCGAGTCGCTTCCTCGGCATGGAGACGCTGCTGCTGGAGGAACCGGACCTGTCGCCGATCGCGAGCACGATGCTGCGGTGGAACGAGCAACTGCTGACGGCGGTCGGAGAACTGATGAGGTACTTCATCATCGGCGACGACTGGGCGATCCCTGCGGGCCCATACGTCTCGGTCGACATCTGGCGGCACTGGATCAAGCCGCACGTCGAGAACATGGTGAATCTTGCCCACGAACACGACCTTGAGGTGATCGTGCACTCAGCAGGCGACATCTCGGACCTGCTCGACGACCTCGTGACGCTGGAGGTGGACGTGATCAACTGCCAGCGGCTCGGGCGCCTTGAACTCTGCGGCGACAACTACAAGGGCGTCGAGCTTTGGATCACAGACGAGGAACCAAGGCGGTACCAGAGGCGGATATGAACAACTATCCGGCGAATTGGGAAGACATCGCGTTCGAGATCAAGGACAGAGCGCGGTGGCGATGCGTGCGCTGCGGCCACCCGAGCGATCGAGCGTCTGGTTACATGCTCACCGTACACCACCTCGACGGCGATAAGTCGAACTGCCGATGGTGGAACCTGCCTGCGCTTTGCCAGCGGTGCCATCTCTCGATCCAAGGGCGGGTGGTGATGGATCAGCCCTATATGTTTGAGCATTCGGAGTGGTTCAAGCCGTATGCCGCCGGGTTCTATGCTTGGAAGTACCTCAAGCAAGACCTGAGCCGCGAACAGGTGCGAGTACGAATGGACGAACTGCTTGCGCTGGAGAGAGCCTGATGGCCAGAAGCAAAGAACTGCTCGACGACAAGTCAGTTATGACCCACGGACAGCTTGTGGCGTGGTGCGTCAGCTACCTGAACTCACTGGGGCACTACGCTTGGATCAACCAGACGGGCGGCGTGTTCAAGCGCGGCCGCTACATCCCGTTCGGCAAGAAGGGCAGCGCCGACGTGTTCTGCCAGTTGCCTCGCGGCCGGATGCTCTACGCCGAGGTGAAGATCGGCAAGGACGCTTTGAATGAGGACCAGCTAGAGTTCCGCAAGGAGGTCGTCAACAGAAACGCTCTATGGATCGAGGTCAGAGGCATAGACGATCTTGTAGCTTACTGCTTGAAGAACGATCTCACCGAGGGGAGTATGAATGAAAGACGTCATGGTCATCGGTCAAGCACTGGGCAAGCATAAGGGAGAACCGTGGGAAAGCGGAGGATCGGCGAGGAGACTTGCGCGCTGGCTCGGCCTAGCTGACAGTAAGGATATCAAGAAAGTGGCCGTAGCAGCGAACGTCGGCGACTATGCTGGAAAGCACGCCAAGGGTGACAAGTATGCTGTGAATCTCGCGCGGGTGCGCCGACTGAAAAAGGCGTCAGGCCGAATGAGACTCGTGTTTCTTGTCGGCCGCGTGGCTCAAAGAGCGATCTTCAGGGCGCCCGAAACAGCCCTCGTGTGGAGGCGCGGGAAGTACATCGGGGTCCCTCATCCGTCCGGGGTCAACATCCAACTGAACGGAGGGAAATGCGGAGAGGTGGAGAGATGGGTACGAAGACAACTGAGAAGACGATCAAGCTGAGCGCTCTCAAACCGAACGAGCGCAACCCAAGGAAGATATCCGACGCGGCGTTCGACCGGCTCTTGCAGAGCGTGAAGCGGGACCCGCGCTTCATGGAGCTTCGGCCGCTGGTCGTCGACGAGAAGAACGTCATCATCGGCGGCAACCAGAGGTATCGGGCACTGCTGAAGCTGCGCAGGAAGGAAGTTCCGGCGTCATGGGTGAAAGTCGCGAGGGGTCTCACGGCAGAGCAGCGGAAGCGGTTTGTTGTGATCGACAACTCGCCCGAAGGAATGGCGGGCTACTGGGACTTCGACGTGTTGAACGTGGACTTCAAGATGCCGGAACTCGAGGAACTCGGGTTCATCTTTCCGGAGCAGCCGGACATGAAGGAAATATGGAAAGGGATGCCGGAGTTCGACCAAGAGGATCGGAAGTACTACAAACAGATAACGGTGCGATTCATGAAGAAAAAAGACTACGACAAGTTCGCGAGTCTGATCGGCCAAAACTTGACCGAGAATACGAAAGCGATCTGGTATCCGAAGCTGCGAACGCAAATCAACATGGCGATCAGAGAAGAAGAATATGTCGAATCCTAGGTATCCCGTTTACATTCTCTCCAAAGGAAGATGGGAAAGCCGCCTGACCAGCAAGGCTCTCGAGAGGATGAACGTTCCGTATCACATCGTGGTCGAGCCACAGGAGTATGACAACTATGCTGCGGTGATTGATCCCAAGAAGATCATCGTCACGCCTTTCAGCAACCTCGGGCAGGGAGCCGTTCCCGTTCGGAACTTCATTTGGGACCTCGCGGACAAAGCAGGAGCCAAACGCCACTGGCAACTCGATGACAACATTCAGTGGTTTGCACGGCTGCACAAAAACCGCAAGGTGGTGGTAACGTCTGGAGCATGTTTCCGCGTGGTCGAGGATCTCGCCGACCGCTACGAGAACGTAGCCCAAGCTGGGATGCAGTACGAGATGTTCACTCCCGCCGGGGAGCACTATTATCCAGTAGTGCTCAACACGCGGATTTATTCCTGCGTGCTGAATCCCAACTGGCTCGACTATCGGTACCGCGGGCGCTACAACGACGACACCGATCTCTCGTTGCGAATCCTGAAAGACGGATGGTGCACGATCCTCGTGCAGGCTTTTATTTGTAAGAAAATGACGACAATGACCATGAAGGGAGGAATGGGGAAACTGTACGAAGGTGATGGCAGGTTGAAGATGGTTCAGTCGCTCGTGGAACAGCATCCAGACGTGGCGACAATTTACTGGAGATGGGGACGCTGGCAACACAGAGTAGACTACAGTCGGTTCAAGAAGAATAAACTGATCCTGAAGCGCGGAGTGAAGATATCAGACAAGCCCAACAACTACGGCCTCGTGTTGAAGAAAAAGAACAAGGAAGCGGAGAGATGATAACGGTAGTCGGCGCTGGGCTTTCTGGCGCGGCGATCGCAGAAAGGTTCGCAAGCCAGCTTAACGAGTCCGTGGTTGTGGTCGAGAGTCGCAAGCAGATAGGTGGCAATTGCGCTGATGTCACGACTCGGGATGGTTTGCTCGTGCCTTATTATGGACCGCATTTTTTCCACACGAGAGACGAGGAAGTATGGAACTACGTGCGGTCGTTCGCGCAGTGGCGTTCATACGAGCACCGCGTGTTGAGCTACGTCGACGGAACGTACGTGCCGGTTCCGGTGAATATCAGGACCGTGAACGCGTTATTGGGACTTGCGCTGCGCGATGCCGAGCAGATGCGAGAGTGGCTGCGGCGGAACACCGACCACATCGCGGAGCCGCGAAACAGCGAGGAAGCTGCGCTGAGGAGGGTCGGTCGAGTCCTGTACGAGAAGATGTTTCGAGGGTATACAATCAAGCAGTGGGGAGTCGAGCCTTCGGAACTGGACCCGGAAGTGATGGATCGCATCCCGGTTCGAGAGAACTTTGACGACCGCTACTTTGACGACCCATTCCAAGCGGTGCCGGTGGGCGGCTACACGGCGCTCGTGGAGCAGATGTTGCTCAACAGGAAAATCGACGTCAAGCTGAACGTGGATTACTTCGACATTCGAGGAGACTTGCCGAAAGCGAGAATGGTTTTTTTCACGGGGCGCGTGGATCGCTTCTTCCCCTGGGGTGATCCACTGGAGTATCGCTCCCTCGACTTCGACTTCCAAACCGTGATCGGTGATAGGGTGTTGCCCGCGACGACGGTCAATTATCCGAATGATAACACGTTCACGAGGATCACGGAACCGAAGTCGGCGACGGGGCAGCAGAACGCCAAGACGGCGCTCGTCGTGGAGTACCCGATGTCGTGCGGGGAACCTTACTATCCCGTGCTGAACAAGCGGAACCGAGAGGTATTCGCTCGATACCAAGCCGAGGCGAAGAGACTGGAAAGCAGCGGGATCCACTTCGTAGGGCGGTTGGCGAACTACAAATACTTCAATATGGACCAAGCGATACGGAACTCGCTGGACCTCTTCGAGCGGGTCAAGGAAGTGCGTTGATGAAGCGACGAAAGACACCGCCGGTGCATCGATCGGCGGTGAGGCTAGTTCCCAAGTACAAGATCGGGCGCAAGGTCAACCTCACCTCGGCTCTCATAAGTAACATCCGCCGCATGATGCAGGTGGTGTACTTCGACCGGCACTGCTTCCAAGCCCTCCAGATCAAGGAGAGCACTTGGTATCGCTGGAAACAGCGCGGCAAGGAACTCGCCGACCTCGCCGAAACAGGAAAGCTCCCGCCGGCCAAATCCCTTCAGGAGCACGACGAGATTCAACTGCTCATCCAGTTCTGGGAGGCTGTCGAGCAAGGCCGTGCGATGAACACGGTGGCTCACATCACCAACATCGTGCGCTCGGGGCAGAAGACCGGCGGCTTGAGCAAGTGGTGGGTGCAGGTCACGCATCCAGACCTCTACGGCGAGGCCGACGCCACGAAGGTCAACATGAACGTGGGGCTCGACTACGAGAAGATGCACAAGGCGCTCCGTGCGGCGAAGGAGGAGAGAAACGGGAACGGCAAGAAGCACGACTGATGTTCGGTGAGTAGATGTCGGCACTTGGGCGCAGGCACCGACGTTCGCAAAACAGAGATCAAGGAGGCACACGATGAAGAGCGCAAAGGACTGGTGGCACGAGGCTGATAGGACTCGCTGTGCACCTATCTTGTGGGGAGAGCAACACGCGACGGCATGGGCTGCACTTGTCGAGGCCATCCGAGACGAGATGCGGCAGGAGTGCGAAGTGGCGTATTGCGCAGCAGAGGACTACAAAGGCAAACCGCGTGTTTGCGATGCCATCCGCAACGCGGGCATCGAGCCCCAGCTCAAGCCGTGTGCCCATTGCGGCTCGACGCCCAAGCTCATAGAGATCGGTGGCGGGTTCCAAGTGATCTGTGACGGATGCGGCATGAGAACATGCGTCACGACTCGAACAGATATCACCACCGAGGCGTGGAATCGCCGGGTGACGCCGTGAAGCCCCGACAGTGGCGCGGCTGGGCGGTACTGTGGTTCTCGAAAAGAGGACGCTATCGAGTCGTGTTTGAAACACGTCGAGATGCCAAAGAGATAGCCGATTCTGACATGGAGGTTATCCCCGTCCTCATCACCGAGATACTCCCCGCTAGACACCGGGGGGCGAAACTTGGCCCACGTCAAAGGAGCGCCCATGAGTCTCGCTGACACGCTGATAGCCCGCTTGTGCGAAGTATCGACAGACCCAGTGAACGATGGCGAAGCAGCCATCCTCTACACAGAGGACGCCGAGCGCATCATCCGCGAGGTGGTGGAGCCCTGGGAGCGTGACCTCGACGCCGAGCGGGCCAAGGTCGCGGCGCTGGAGGTGCGGCTCTCTGGTGAGTGCGAGACCTGCTGCGGTACCGGCGTGATGACCGTAGACGAAGGCATCGAGAGCGGCCACGCGCCTTACGACTGGGAATGCGGCGAGTGCCATGGTAGCGGAAAGGGATGGTTGGCCGAGGAGATCGCCGCCGCCAAGGCGCAGGGCGCCGCCGAGGAGCGCGAGCGGATCTCCGCGCAGGGGCATTCCCTCATCACAAAAGATCCCCGTGATTCGTATGGTCGCCAGTGGGCGCATGGACTGATTGAGATGGCCTGCGTCCCGCCCCAGGAGCCGGAAGCATGACGCTGTACCACGTGACGACGCCGCGCAAGATGGCCCGCTACGAGGCGACGGGGGTGATCCTGCCCCCGGTAAGGGGCTGGCGTGACTACGACTCGGCGCAGGCGTGGGCGCACAAAACACAGCGCAGTATGATCCTGCGCATCACCGCAGGGACGGCGTACCCGCTGCCCGACCACCGCCCCCGTGGAGCCGCGTGGTGGACGCCGGACACGATACGGGCGTGGGAGCCCGAAGAAGGACCCCATGACTGACACGCTTGCTACTTGGTACGAGGTCGTTTCTTGGAGTGGAGAGGTCAGACCCATCGAGGTTCTTGGCGAGACCGAGAAATGTCTCATCATCGGAGCGATGGGTCGCAGGGTTTTTAAGATCAGCCGGTATAGTCGATACTTCCGGACGCGGCGAGAAGCTAAGGCTTACGCGGTAAGTAGAGCAGAAAAACATTTGGCGGCACTCTACGAGAACGTGGAGAGGGCTAAGGCGCAACTCGCTGCCGCCAAGGAGCTACCCGATGACTGACACGCTTGCTCAGAGGATCATAGCGAGGGTCTACCCGATTCGTATCTCTAACAAGGACGACGCCAAGCTCGTCAAGGTCATTGTCGAGGAGTGCTCCGCCGCCGAGAGCCGCGAGCGGGCGCTGCGCGAGGCGCTGGGCCGGATTCACGCTCTGTGCTGGCCCGATGTCACCACGGAGGCGTCTCTTGACCGCTCTCACGTCGACGCAGACCATGCGAGAGCGCACGCCATAGCCGACGCCGCCCTTGCCGCCACGGGGGCACCCCATGAGTGATAAGCCCACCCGCGAGGAGTGTGCGGAGTTTCTGGACGCGATGGAGCGTTGGGTGCCTGACCGCGAGAAACACATAGCCCGCGCCATCGATGCTGTCTGTGGCAAGGAGGAACCATGAGCATGAGATGGCTGAGAGTTTTCATCTGGCTCCTTGCCCGCATAGCCGAGCGCACGGGCTGGGTGCTGGACATCAAGACGGCTGGAGATGATGTGAGCTACATGGTCTTTGGCCCAGAGCATCGTGTCGAATGGATAACATCAATTCTCGATTCCAAGGAGGAGCCATGACTGACCCCACCCGCATCGGAGCCGGGGAAGGAGTAAGCGCATGACGTACTGCGTGTGTTGTGGCTTGCCGATTCCAGACGACCAAGGGAGCAATACTTGCTCGATGTGCTACGGAGACATCGGCCATGGCAAGAACGGCTACTACCAGCGATGGGTCGAGGAGCAACTAGAGCGCGAAGCAGATGAGGCTGAGGCCCACTCGCAGGAAGGGAAGGAGTAGGTGATGTGCCAGAAGTGCGTTGACGCTGTGAAGCGATACTATCCAGACCTGCCCGAGAGCGACTACGGAACGCTGCTGCTGGGCGCGACAGCCTTTCCCTTCGGCGGGCCAGACATCATAGAGAAGCAACTTGCCGAGGTGCTGGCTGCCAGTGATGGCACGCTTGACGGAGCCCTTGCGTACGCTGAGCGGGAAATGGACAAAGCTATGGCCGAGGGCCGCGAGCAGGCGGGGAAGGAGTAGGCGGAGGTGAACTTGAAAAAGACCATCCTGCTGGTGGCTGTTTGCGCGACGATCGGATGCGCGCACTTCAAGTCTCTGCCGAAGACGATGCAGCGAGAAGTGCTCTGGAAAACAGCGGCGATGGTAGCCGTCGGAGGATCGCTGGCGGTCTGCGCGGCGATGAACGCAGATGAGGTGTTCACCATAGGAGTGGAGTAGCATGGCTTTCGCGTGGGTGATCGGCGGCGGCTTGATCCAAGAGCCGTTGATAGATGAGTACAAGAGGCGCGGCTTTGACCTGTTCATTTCGGACCAGAACCCTGCGTGCTACTGCCGAGACAAAGCGAGCATCTTCATCGAGGCAGACGTCTACGACCATGCGTTGCACAGGCGGCTTGCGAGGGAATGGAAGTTCCCCGTGCCGGAAGCGGTGATGACCGCAGGCACCGACGCGGGTCAGTCGGTGGCCGAGGTGGCGGCGGTGTTCGGGCTGCCAGCGTCGACGCCTGCTGTGGCCCAGCGTGTACGCGACAAGGCCATGATGCGACAGATCATGCACTTGCCCCATCCGTGGTACAGGGTGAATTGGAACGGGTCGTCGGTGCAGTTGCCTTGCATCGTCAAGCCAGCAGATGCTTCCGCCTCGCGAGGGATCACGCGATGCACGTCGGCAGCCCAACTGGACGAGGCACTGAAGAAGGCGCGCGCGGCGAACCATGCGTCTGCGGACGTGCTGATCGAGGAAGAGCTTTGGCCGCACGAGGAGGCGTCAACCGACTGGTTGGTACTCTACGGCGCACCGATCTACGTGAACGGCGTGGCGCGGTGGTTTCACGATGATCCGTTCGCTGTGGAAGCAGGATGGATCAACCCGTTCTCGATCACGCATGAGATCGTCGAGCTTGCCGTGGCGGCTTGCGAAAGGTTGGGCGTGACCGAGGGGCCGTTCAAGATGGACATCATCAAAGACGCCCGCTACGGATGGTGCCTGCTGGAGACGGCGACGAGGTGGAGCGGTTCGTTCGACCACACTGTAGGGGCGAAGCTGGCGACCGGGCGCGACTTGACCAAGGCGCTTGTCGACTACTCGGTCGGGTTGCCGACAGACCTAGCGGCGCTCACGTTCAACAAGATGCGGTTCGTGGCGATGTACGCTCCGATCCTGCGGGAAGGCGAGCACACGTCCGAGCAGATGCTGCGGACGCTGAAGGCGCAACCACACGTCGAGGAGGTGATCGCAACGAAGCCGAGGGCTGGAACGGTGGAGACGCTGGCGGATCGGCCTCTGTTCATGTTCGCCAGCGGCGCGACGCAGGAGGAGGCGCGCAGGAACGCGGAGGAGGCGTGGCGCTCGTGGCGCGAGGAGGAGCGCACGATGAACCTTGGAGGAGGAGACGAATGAGAGCATGGCAACCGATCTTGATGATAGCGGGCGTGATCTGGGTTGTTGCGGGAATCGTGGCATTCATCATGCAGTTCGTCACAGGCGCAATCCACGTCCACCGGTGGGAAGAAGTGACGCTTGGGAAAAGAGGGAAGCACGGCTGGTATACGGTTGTTGAGAAATGCCCGAAATGCGGGCAGCGTCGGATGATGCACTATTCCGACTGCCCTTGTGATCCGCCATACTCGACGGAACTACCAGCCAAGACGACTTGGAGAACGCCATGACGGCAGTAATGGTGCAGGCGCGCATCGGCGGGTCAAGGCTGCCCGGCAAGGTGCTGCGGCCTATCGGGCAACACCGGATGATAGACTACGTGCTGCTTGCCGCGCGGAAGATTCCGGCCGATTGGTACATCGTGGTCACGGAACCAGAGAGCTACATGGTGCTGCGGATGATCGGCGAGCTTCATGGGTTCAGCGTGTTCGCGGGCCCACGAGACGACCTGATGATGAGATTCATCGGGGGCGCGCTCGTGGAGAGCGGAGACGAGATCGAGACGATCGTGCGGGTCAACGCGGATTGCCCGCTGACGTCGCCTGCGGTGGCGCGGCTGCTGCTGGCGGCGCACAGGCAGGAGGACGCCGACCTGACGTACACGCTGGATGCGCCGCTCGGGGTCGGAGTCGATGTGATCAAGACCAAGGCGCTGAAGGTCGCATACGAGAGCGGAGGATGCCGCGACTTCCACCGAGAACACGTCATCCCGTTCCTGATCGACAACTCGCTGTTCAAGGCGATCAACTGCTCGATGCCGAAGGAATGCAAGGGCACATGGAAGGTCGCGGTGGACACGGCTGAGGACATGGCGCTCGTCGAGCGCATCTTCGCCGACCTCTGGAAAGGCAAGCCGATCGAATGCGCGGAGGTGGTCGAATGGCTAAGGCGGAACTGCCCGATGACTGGCGCTGCGAATCGTGCGGGGACGTGCTGACCTACGAGGAGTTCATGTGGGGCGACGGGCGCTGCGGCCCGTGCCAAGATGCGGACCGATGGTACGACGATTCGATTGACGACAGCCTAGAGGAGGGCACGATCGAATGAGGCGCCCGCCGAGAAAGCCGAAGGATTGGGGCGGCGATCGCCTGAGGTTGGCAACGCCGCTCTTCTGGCGAGAATGCGAGAAGTGCAACTGGAGCGTGCGCGGCGAACCGATGTGGAAGTACAGATGGTTCTGCATGGGATCGGACGAGGGTGACTTCGTCACGTCTTGGCTGTGCACGGCATGTGCACCGAAGCGCGAGGACGCGGTGCGCTACTGGAAGGGAAGATGATGGAAGTGGTGTTAGATTGCCGCAGATATTTGACCTGCCTGCCGAGAGTGGGAGGCAGCTTGAGCGCGACGACGTTGGTCGAGTTGTCTTTCTACAGACGCGCCGCAGATCAGTTCGCGGAATTGTCCGGCGGCTGGTGGACGGAGCAGATGGACAGAGCGTTCGAGAAGTTGCGCGCACAGCGCAAGGTGTTGATTCCCGCAGACGCCAAGGCCGGGCTCTTGCAGGCGGCGGCCTCTGCGTACTTCGAGAAGGCCGACAAAGGAGAACGAGGTGACTGAGAATCAGTTCGATCGGGAACTGCGGCGGAGGAACATGTGGTACGCGATCGCGGCGCTGATCTCGATCGTGTGGGGCGTGGTGCTGCTTTACGGAGCGCTGGCGGTCCACGACGTTCCGGCTGTCAGCACGCTGACCTACGCGCTGTTCCTCGTTGTGATGCTCAGCAACATGGGCACATGGTTGTGCGCTACCGCGAGGAGGACCGATCTGTACACGATCGCGCGAGGGAACAGCGTCACGCAGTTGGAGCGCTTCCGGGTCGAGATCGACAACGCGATCGAGATGTTGAAGGCCGAGCAGAAGGAAGAGAAGAACGGGCACCTCGGTCGCCCGCTGAAAGACTGAGGAAAGGAGGGTCATGGAAAGACGCGACGGTTGAAGGGGCGATCCTGTGACGGCGCCGTACGGCGAACAACGGGACGCCCGCGACTGCGGGCAAGGCTGTCTTATAGAAGGCACGTACAAGTCAGGGACTTCGACGCGAAGAGGTAGTCGGCCGCTGGAGTGCCCGCAGCGGCGGCCGACGTTTGTTGAGAGCAAGACGATGGCAGTCGTAGCGGAAGAGCAGTTGAAGGAGTTCGAGGAGATACTACAGTACCTCCGCGAGCATCCCGTGTACTTCATCGAGAACGAGTTGGGCGTGCGGTGCTGGAGCGCGATGCGGATGATCGCAGAGAGCGTGGCACAGAACCGCAGGACGACCGTGCGCGCGTGTCACGGCGTGAGCAAGACGATCTCGGGAGCTTGCATCGCGATCTGGTTTCTCACGGTCTATTCGCCCGCCGTCGTGATCACCACCGCACCGACGTCGAGGCAGGTGCGCGACTTGCTCTGGAAAGAGATCGGCGCGATCTACGCGAGATGCGTCGGGCGGTTGCCCGGGAAGGTCGCGCTGATCCAGCAGGTCAACGTGGAGAGCGATTGGTACATGCATGGCTTCAGCACCGAGAACGCCGTGAACCTCGAAGGCTACCACTCGCCGAACATCCTCTGGGTGCTGGACGAGGCGAAAGGTCTGCCGAAGTGGCTGTACGATGCCGTCGAGGGATCGCTCACGGGCGGCAACGCGAAGGTGCTGGAGTTGAGCACGACAGACGGGGCGACGCCGCTTGCGCCGTTTCGCAGGCACCACACGTTGGCGCGCACCGGCTGGAATTGCATCCACCTGTCGGCCTTCGACTCGCCGTTCATCGACGCGACGGAATGGCCGGAGTACAAGCGGAACCTGAACACCGACCTCTACGCTTACGGCAAGCCGAAGAAGGGCCGCGAGTGGCCCGAGAGCATGGTGAACGACATCGCCATCGCCGACGACGCTTGGATCAAGGACCGGCTCGACTGGAAGAAGGCAGACCCGTCCATGTGGGAGTCGAAGGTGCTCGGCGAGTTCCCAGAGCAGACCGTCGACTCGATCATTCCCGTGTCGTGGATCGAGGCGGCAGTCAAGGAGCGGCGAGTCCACGGCAACGGCGACCCTGCGGAGTACGGGCTCGACGTCGCGCGCATGGGCGACGACCGGAACGTGCTCTTCAGGAAGAGCGGCGGGTCGTTCGAGATGATCGAGACGTGGGGCATGACCGACACGATGGGCACGGTCGGGAAGGTGATGAACTTCGTCGGGCGCGGCGAGGTCGTGAAGGTCGACATGATCGGTGTGGGCGCGGGCGTGTTCGACGCGCTCGCGGAACAGGGTCAGGCGTGTGTCGGCGTGAACAGCGCGGAGTCGGCGATCTACGAGCCGAAGAAGTACGCGAACCTGCGGGCCGAGATGTGGTTCAGGGCTCGCGAGGTGTTCCGCGAGCAGTACGAGAAAGGAGGGGTGCTGTCGATACCCGACGATCCCGAACTCATCGAGGAGTTGAGCGGCGTGCGCTACAAGACGAAGAGCGACGGGCGCCTGATCGTCGAACCCAAGGAGGACTACAAGAAGCGGCTGGGGCGGTCGCCGGACAAAGGCGATGCGTTCGTGTACGCGCTGTTCCACTTCCCGGAGGGTCATCAAGACTCCGTGGAGTGGGCGACGTGACGGAGGAGGATGGGGCATGAGCAGCTACGAACCGATCGGCGACACCTTCGTGTCCGACCAAGTGCTGCGCCGCTTGAACGACGCGATAGACGCGGTGATGAACCTGCTTAAAGAGCGCGGCTGTCAGTCGTTCGTCGTCGCGGCCAGCATGACCAACCCCGACGCCTTGGTGGAGAAGCACAAGGCGGTGCTGCGGTGCGCGATCGTGAACGTGGACCGAAGGCAACTGAACCAGATCGAGAACCTGATGGACGACCTGATTGAACAGGTCGAGAAGAGGAACTGAACATGAGGGTGAGTGCAGTCAACAGGGTGGGCGGCTTGATCGGACTGTTCGCGGTGCGCTTGTTCGATCTGAGCATGTGGCTAGGCAAGTACAAGATCGCGACGCACTACAGGCGCGACCGGCAGGCGCGGCTGGAGGTGTGGGCGGGCACGTTCCACGAGATGATGCGGCGGCTGGTGTACAAGAGGAGGGACTTCGACGAGTACGCGGTGTGCATCCGCTACGACATGAAGACGAAAGACCCGAGGCTCCAAGTCAGTCCCGCGTGGCTGTGGGAAGACCCTGCCTTCGTCGCGGACATGCTGGACGCCGGGCGTAGGATCTTCGAGGCGGTCGAAGCGAGCAAGAATGAGAAGCGGGACGCTGCTGACGTTCGGCCGAACTGACCCGCACAACCTCTCGTGGAAGACCGTGCAGCACCTGCGGGCGCGCGGCGAGACAGGACTGCTGCACGTGTGCGTTGGGCCGGAGTATAAGTACTCGCTGAGGCCGTTCATGGACGCGCGGAACGTCAGCGTGATGACGGCGGGCTACCGCGAACTGGCGAAGATGCTGCGCGGCTTCAAGACGGTGTACTGCGGCACGGGCGCGACCATGCTGGAAGCGGTGGCTGCTGGCTGCACGGTGATGGTGCTGTCGCACTTGAACCCGATCGACTTCGCGCCCGTCTGGACGTGCCTGCACTACGACCACAACATGGAGGAGTGCCCGTGGTACGAGGTCGGGGTGCTCGCGGAGATGGCGAAGGAACTCAGATGGAAGGAGGGGGAGTGACGCAAAAGACGTTTGCCAAGTGGTGCCTCGCGATAGCGATAGCGGCGGCCGGTCTTTTCGTCTACGACGTGGCATGCCTGATCTTCAGGCCGGTGAACAAGCTCGTGTTCTTGGTGCAGGCGCCGCTGATGGCTTACATCGCCGCGCGGAACTTCACAGACTGGAGGATCAACAGGTGATCATCCTCGACATGGGAAGCGGAAACACATGCCGCAACGAGATGGTGCGGGTCAAGGACATGATCGATAGGGTCGGCGCTACCGACAAGCGGCGGCTCTGCACGCTGAAGTGGCAACTGTGGGACGGAGGCACCGAGCCGCAGTGCCTGAAGCTCGACTGGGGCGTGTTCAAGCAGGCGTACGAGATCGCAGAGGACAACGGCTTCCGCACGACGGCGAGCGTGTTCGACAAACCGAGCATCGACTACTTGCTGGAGTTCGATGTGCCCTTCGTCAAGATCGCCAATCGACATTACCTGCGCCACCTCGCACGCTACGTTCCTCGCGGTATCCCTATCGTATACAGCATCGGGGGCTATGACGACGAACTGCAAGGCATGGACTGCGACATCCCAGAATGGCAGAGCTACAGGATGCTTTGCGTCTCGAAGTATCCGGCCACAATCGGCGAGTATGAGCAGGCAGCGACGACGAATGCCGGCGTGCTTATGGGGCACTTGATGGACGGGATCAGCGACCACACGATCGGGCTGGAGCTTTGGAGGAAGTACAAGCCGACGGTCTACGAGAAGCACTTCTGCCTGTCGTATTTGACGGGCCCAGACGCAGGGCCGTGGGCGCTGAACGAGAACACGCTGAAGGAGCTTCTTGACTCCTGCGGCGAGCAGGCGTAGAATGGGGTCGCGGCCGCATCAGACCGTACTCCCGAGCGCATCTGAGGCGGACAAGCAGAGGGCGGCAGGCTCGAAAGGGTCTGCCGCCCTTTTTCGTCTACTGGCAAGGTCAACCGACAATCAGAATAGGTTGCGGGTGAAGGAGCCGCCGCAGGCAGTGCGCCCTGCCTTGAGAACGATGATCCCTCGTTCTTCTTTTTGGGCCGGACAGGGTTTCCTCCTTTTCCCTCAGCGGCTTTCAGGCGGTAGCCTTGCCCGCAACCTTTTTCTAAACTGACCGGCGATCGAGCAGTTTCAGGAGGCTGCGGTGTTCGAGCGGATCAAGATCAGGCAGCTTGAGAACAGGATGAAGCTCGAGGTCCTCCAGCGGCAAGCGGAGGCGCTGTCGATGGCGAACTCCTCGGCACTGAAGGCATCGCTTGAGGACGAGGACGAGTCGAAGTGGATCCTGCTCGGCGGCGAAAGCCCGAAGGAATTGAGCGGCACGGATCAGGACACGCTGCGCCGCAACGCGCAGACGATGTTCTATCGCAACTGCCACGCGCGCAACTTGATCCGCCTGATCGAGAAGTACGTCGTGGGACGCGGCTTCACGATCACGCCGAAGAGCGAAGAAGAGAAAGTCAGCGAGCACTGGAACACGTTCTGGCGCAACAACCGGATGGAACTCAGGAAGAAGGAGATCGTGCGCCGGACGATGCGCGACGGCGAGTGCTTCATCAGGTACTTCAAGGAGCGCGACGGGCAACTGTCGGTCCGCTTCATGCAGCCAGACAAGATCGCGAATCCCGAAGACAAGCAGGTCGCGAACGCGAACCTGAGCCACGGCATTGAGACCGACAGGAACGACATCGAGACCGTGATCGCGTACTGGTACGACGGACAGCGCATCGCAGCCGAAGACGTCCAGCACATCAAGATATTCGCCGACAGCGACGTGCTCCGCGGCCGTTCCTATCTTGAGCCAGCGATGGCGCACCTGAACAACTACAAGACGTGGCTGCGGGACCGGATCAACCTGAACAGGTTGAGGTCGATGGTCGGGCTGGTGCGCAAGGTCGAAGGAACGCCGACACAGGCGGCGAACATCAAGGCCGGGTACGAGACGAGCGCGCGCACGGCGCCCGACGGGACGCCGCTGATGAGGGCGCCCGACGGCGTGAGCCTCTTCACGGTGAACAAGGGCGTGAGCTACGAGTTCATGACGCCGAACCTTCAGGCGAGCGACGTGCAGAACGACGGGCGGGCGATCCTGCTTGCCGTGGCTGCCGGAGCTGGCCAGCCGGAGTACATGGTCACGAGCGACGCGAGCAACGCCAACTACGCCTCGACGATGGTCGCCGAAGCTCCCGGCGTGCGCGAGTTCATCGACTGGCAGGACTTCTTCGGCGAGCAGTTCCGCGAGATGTACATGAAGGTGATCCGCGCGGGCATCGAAGCGGGGGCGCTGCCTTCGAAGGAGACGTACACCGACTACATCGACTCCGAGGAGACGGTCGTCCAGCAGCCGACGCCACAGGAGCGGATGGCTGCTGCGGCGACGGGCGAGATCGTCGAACCGAAGACGGTGCTGGCGAAGCGGAAGAAGCCGGTCAAGCGGCGCAGAGACACTAGCACCGAGTGCCTCGTGATCTTTCCCGAAGTCATCCACCGCGACATCAAGGCCGAGACCGAGGCGTACCAGATACAGGAAGGGATCGGCGTCATCTCGAAGCGCACTATCGCCGCAAGGCTCGACCTCGATTACGACGAGGAGGTGGAGCAGATGCGGCGCGAGGACGAAGAAGCAGACCAACCAGTCGGTGTTGCAGCCTCCGACGAAACGGCGGCGGCGCAAAGCGACGAAGAGACCCACAAGGGTCCGCCAGAACAGTAGGAGGGAACCATGTCACTTGTTGCTCCCGCACAGGGCGAGCAGTTGATGCTGGCGATGATCGTAAACAAGACCGCGCCGACGAACCCAATCTTGAAGCTCTTCAAGAGCGACATCACGCCCGCCGACGGCACGACCACCGCGTCGATGACCTGTCCGGCAGCGGGCTTCGGGTATGCGAACAAGACGTGCACGGGGAGCGCGTGGACGATCTCGCTGTCGGGCACCATCACGTACGCGAGCATCGCGCAGAAGAGCTTCGTGTTCACTTCGGGCACCGTCGCGGTGTACGGCTACTTCGTGTCCAACGCGGCCGGGACGAAAGTGCTCTGGGCCGAGCGGTTCACGGACGCGCCGTTCAACATCCCGAGCGGCGGCGGCACGATCAACGTGACGCCCAAGATCACCCTTGACTGATGCTGAAGCGGCAGAGGCGGCTTGGCTTGCTGCGCTCATAGGGTTCGATCGGTTGGAGCACGCTAAGCAGGCCGTTGTGATCCTGCCTCTCGATGGGGAACAGACGGCGTGCGTAGCGCTCAAGAACTGAAGGGGCTTGTTGACCTCTGCTGCTACGTCAGGGAAAGGGTCGGGAGATACATCGTTGTTGTCGAGGTCGGCTCGCTTGTCGGCGAGTCGACCTTGGAACTCGCCTTGCATTTTCAGTCGGTTTGGGCTGTCGACACTTGGGACTATCCCAACAGTGAAGAACTCATAGAACCTCGCAAGGGGCAGATCGAGGAGTACTTCGACAAGGTCTGCTCGTTCGCGGGGAACATCGTCAAGATCAAGACTCCGTCTGTTGCGGCGGCTGCGGCATGGAAGAGGCCGGAGATCGACTTGCTGTACATCGACGGGGACCACAGGTACCAAGCAGTCAAGAGCGACCTCTTGGCGTGGGGGCCGCACGTGAAGGAAGGCGGCTTCTTCTCTGGGCATGACTACGGAAGCTGCTTCGAGGGCGTGAAGCGGGCGATCGACGAAGTGGTCGGCTTGCCGGAAGTCGTGTTCTCCGACACGAGTTGGATAAGGAGGAAGGCGTGAAGAAGGCGCTGTTCACGCTGAACGTCAACAACTACGAGCCGAAGCTGCGCGAGCTGACCTACCCTTTGCTGAAGCTGTACGCGCGCAAGATCAAGGCTGACTTCATCGAGATCACGGAGCGCAAGTTCCCAGAGTACCCGGTGGTGTGCGAGAAGTGGCAGATATACGAACGCGGCAAGGGCTACGACTGGATCATCTACTTCGATGCCGACGCGCTCGTGCACCCCGAGACGATAGACTTCACTTGCTGGCTCGACGACGAGACCTGCGCGCACAACGGGCAGGACGCCGCAGCGATCAGGTTCCACTACGACGAGTTCTTCAAGAGGGACGGACGCAACATCGGCACCTGCGGCTGGCTGACCATAGCACCGCAGCGGTGCATCGGCTTGTGGGAGCCGCCCGAGCTTAGCCCCGAGGAGATCATTGATCGCTGCTACCCGACGATCATGGAATGGAACTGCGGCTTGATCGACAAAGAACACCTGACAGACGACTACAACATGAGCCGCAACCTCGCGCGCCGTGGCTTCAAGCACACCACGCTCATGGAACTCTTGCCCAAGATCGGGCTGCCCGACGCGAACTTCTTCTGGCACGCCTATACGGTCTCTGGAGAGAAGAAGTACAAGCTGATGCGCGAGATCATCTGGTCGTGGCACATCCCGAAGCACATCGTAGACGTGAAGGCCGCGCCGCTTGAGGTCGCGGTTTGGTGGACGAAGCTGTTCTTCGTCAAGCTGAAGCGCAGCAGGGACTGGCACAAGAAGGAACGCAGCGGCAGGAATGGCTAGCAACACCTTCACCGCCAACGGAAACTGGAACCCGGGAAACGGCATCCGCAGCGCCTTCGTCGAGGTGTGGGCTGGAGGCGGAAGCGGCGGGGCGACGAACAGGACTGGCAACAACGCAGGTGGCGGTGGAGGAGGCGGTGCCTACTCCAGCAAGACGGTCTCAGTTGTTGCTGGCACAAACTACGTCATAGTCGTCGGAGCTGGCGGCGCAGCAGTCAGTGCGAATACCAACGGAGCGAACGGAAACTATTCGTCGTTCAATGCCAACGAGGTCTACGCAGAAGGCGGCCGCAGGGGACTGAGGACGGGCGGTGCAGGAGCGGGAGGGAACCTCAGCAACGGCGTCGGTGACACAAGATATCGTGGCGGCGCAGGAGCAACGAAGGTAGCTACCGGGACAGGAGGCGGTGGCGGCGCAGGAGCAGGTAACGCAGCGAACGGGAATAATGCCTCTGGCGCCACTGGAGGTACTGGCGGCGGCAACGGCGGAACAGGTGGGACCGGCGGCGCGAGCGGAACGAACGGAACAGAAGGATCAACTTACGGCGGCGGCGGCGGTGGTGGCGGGAACAACACCGGAACGGCGCGCTACAGCGGAAAGGGCGGCAACGGCGCGGTCATCATCACCTACAGTTGGGATGCGCTGCCACCTAGCGGTGGGCTGACGATCGCGGGCGACGCGGAAACTGAAGCGGTGCCCGTTCAGGAATATGCTGGCACCGGAGGAATCTCGCTTGCCGGCGCACTGTCGCTGATCGATGCCGACTACTATGTCTTTGGTGCTGGAGGCATCGAATGTAGCGGAGCAAGTTCGTCGCCGTACAACGAAAAAAAGCGCTACTCGTGGCTCGAACTGCTTTGGCTTGACGCATCAGTCGACGAGAGCGATCGGCTGACGTTGATTGGTCTCTTTGGTGGCATTCCTTCCATTCCAGAAATTGTAGACGAATGGTGGGAAACGGGTTCTGGCGGAGTGGCCGTTGGCGAAGTCGTCGCATCTGTAACGGCCGTCTACAGCACGAAGGGGAGCGGCGGCCTTGCGGTCAACGGGGCCGCAACGGCGAGCCCCGCGTCTGTCGCTTCTGGCGCTGGCGGATTGACGATCGCCGGTACCGCTGCCGCGAACCAGACGTTCGGTGTCGTCGGCTCCGGAGGGCTCACTAGTGGCGGTGTTGCTAGTGCGTCACTGGTGGGAATCAACAACGCTACTGGAAGCGGCGGCGTCGTTCTTTCAGGAGCGTTGCTTCTTGTCGACGCGGACTACTACGTCCCGAGCACCGGAGGCGCGATCCTTGGCGACGCGGCTGCCGCTGCGCTGTCGCTTGCCGGGACAGTGTCGGGCGGCGTTGTCCTTGCGGGTACGCTGCTCCTAGTCGATGCGGACTACTACGTCTCGGGCAGCGGAGAAGCGACGCTCGGTGGGACGGCTGAATCGAGCCTGATTGGTGCGAACAAAGATCGGTACTCGTGGCTTGGCTTGCTGTGGGTCGACGGGTCGATCGATGAGAGCGACCGACTCACCGCGATGGACCTCTTCGGAGGTAACGGCGCAGGAGAGCCGATCAACCAGTGGGACGTAGCTGGCGCTGGCGGTGTGGTTGTCGCTGGCTCCGCAACAGCGAGCGCCGGGGCATTCTCTGCGACCGGCGCAGGCGGCTTGACGCTCTCAGGCCACTTGCTGCTATCGAGCATCGAATGGTGGTACAGAGGCACAGGCGGCCTCACCGCGAGCGGAGAAGCAGAGGCAAACAGCGCGAATGAATGCACTGGCGCTGGCGGTCTGACTGCTAGCGGGTCGGCTTCGGCGACAGCGGTAGTGCAGTTCGGGGCGCTTGGCGGCTTGACGGTTGCAGGCGCGGGCGGGATAGCGGTTGCCGCAACGGAAGGTGCGACCGGCGGCGTGACTGTTGCGGGCACCGCAACCGTCGAGTTCGTGCTGGGCAAGTCGGGTAGCGGCGGGCTGACGACCGCAGGCACAGCAGGCTTTGTTGGTTCGGCGACTGTTGCCGGTGTTGGTGGGATCGTTGTCGCGGGAACGGCGCCCGCAACATCCCCGACGTACGGTGTGTCGCGAACTGGCACAGGCGGCATCGAAGCAGGCGGCGCAGCTTCGCTTGGGCAGGTCACATACCAGCCTTCGGTCGCGGGCGGCGTGGTCGTCGCGGGGAGTGCGACTCGTTCGCAGGCGTTCAGCACGCAAGGTTCTGGCGGCCTTCTCACAAGCGGAGCGGCTGCGAGCGCAACAGAGCAGAACGCAGTCGGCAGCAGCGGGTTGTCGATTGGAGGGTCGGCCGAAGCGACCGCTTCCGCGTATGCGATGTCCTGCACAGGTGCAGATGGCATCACGACGAGCGGAAGCGCCGAAGCAGGGTCTGCTCAAGAGGCGATCGGTGCTGGAGGGCTGACGTTCGCAGGGACCACGATCGTAGAGGTGACGCTTGAAGCCTTCGGAGCGAACGGAGTTGAAGTCACCGGCACCGCGCTGATCGAGGCATCGTTCAACGCAGTTGTGTCTGGAGGAGTAGAGCTTGACAGCGGTGCGCTCGCAGACGTTGACTTCTCGTGGTCGCCCACAGGCGGAGTAGAAATTGCAGGAACCGCAATCGGCTATTATGCGGCACCGACGGTCGCGCAGACTCTTGTGGGCACGTCGTACATGGAGCAGACGTTGACTTGGCGCGGAACGATGGTGAGGCAGAGGACGCTGAGGTCGAAGATCAAGCGGAGCGTGGTCGCCCGAGGGAAGGTGTAGCATGGCAGAGGACATGATATTCACGGCGCAGGATAGCCTGCGGATCGTGCTGAAAGCTGGTATCGACCTGAGTTCGGCGACGACGGTCTACGTCGGTATGAAGAGCCCGACTGGCACCATCAGCTTGCTGACGGCGACGAAGGACGTGACGAACTACGCGACCGCAAGCGGGGCGGTTTACAAAGACCTCATCGACCCGCTGACGCGGAAGGGCTACTGGAAGTTCTGGATCGAGGCCGTGTTCCCCGACTCCCGGCGTGGTGTCGGCGAGGCGCACACGGTCTACGTCTACGCGAGGGGTACTCCTTGAGTGTGCTGCTGGAGCAGGAAGAAGAGATCCTCGCCGCCATCGAGCGGGCGCAAAAGATCGCCGAGAATGCGATCGAGGTCACGGAGGCCGAGATACGCAGGCTGTACCGCGAGGCGCAGAAGAAGATCAGGGCGGCCCTCGCGGCAGGAGAAGGAAGCGAGGAGGCGGCCACAATCGCACTGCGCAGGGTAGAGGACGCGATAGCCGAACTCGCAGCGAACGTCGAGGCGGTGATCGACAGAGAGTTGAGGACGCGGCTGGCTGCCGTGCTGACAGACCTTGAGCGGGTCGGCGCAACGATCTATGCGGTGGCGGTGCCGGGAGCAGAAACGATGCTCGGCATCCAGTACGGGCAGGTCTACACGGACGCCTTGCGCATCTTGCTGGCCGGGATCGACGGCGTGTCGATCAGTCAGCGCATCTGGGACATCCATGCGGTCACGTTGAACGAACTGCGAGCGATTATCGCTCGCGGGATGGCGGAGTCAGGTTACGCGGGCGAGGCCTACAAAGCGATCAAGGCGTTCTTGCTGCTGCCGGACGTCGACATGCGGAAGCGCGAATGGAAGCAGTTCTTCCTCGACCATCCTCCGGGAGCAGGCCGCTACCGTTCGGCCTACAAGAACGTCCAGCGGATCCTGCGCACGGAAATGATGCGGGCGATCAGGATAGCGCAGTCGGAATGGGCACGAGGGATGTCGTGGGTCGGCGGCGTCCAGTGGAACCGCAGCGATGCGGGCTTGCCGTGCGAGACCTGCGATGCCTTCGCCAATCAGGACCTCTTCGGGCTTGGGCCTGGCGTGTATCCGCCGGGACAGGTTCCGGATTCTGCTCACCCAAACTGCATGTGCTACTTGACGTTTCTGACGAAGGAGGAGGTGCTCAACTGGCAAGGTGCGCCGACAATTTGAGTATACCGATCACAGGAGGATCGAAGGATGGCGCAGGCAACCGAGACGACGAAGGCAAAGGTGAAGTCAACGATGACCGAAGAGCAGGCGGCGCTGATCGAGCAGCGCTTGAACCTCGCGGACGGCGTGACGCAAAAGGAACTCGGTGCGCTGATGATGGGGCGGTACGGGTACGAGAAGGAGATCGACGAGAAGCTCGCCGACCCGAAGTACCACCGGGAGTACCTCGCCCCGAATGACCGCGCGGAGGTCGAAAAGCTGGAGGCGCAGCGGCGGGATCGGTTCGCGCGCGAGCGAGAGATCCAGAAGTGGACGACGAAGGTCGGTGAGCATCTTGAGGCAACCTACGGCGAGAAGCGACACGACGGCAACGGGGCATTCATCGGTTACGGCGAGAGGGTGGAATTCAAGAAGGACAACGGCCACCTGAAGTTGAAGTGGTGATCAGTCGAGCATCCGAACAGATAGATCATCCCTCGGCGATCGCGCTGTTGCAGCAGGAGCACGAGCGTCGGATGCGGCGGCGAGCGGAGGTCCAGATGGAACGCGCTCGGCGGAACGGTGCGTTCGCGCACCTGCTGGAAGTCGAGGTGACGCGCATCCTCGAAGAGGAGGCGTCGAGCAAGCCGTGGAGCGGCGTGGACAAGAGCAAGCTGCCTGCGGCGTGCTTCTTGTGGGTCGAGGACCCGGGCAAGAAGAGCACGTGGCACTTGCCGTACAGAGAGGGCGACGGCGGCGTTGACCCGACGACGGGCATGTACCGCAAGGCTGGGCCCGTGAACATCAACGCGCTGCGCGCGGTCGCGGCTGCGGTCGGTGGAGCGCGAACCGGGGAGAAGATGACGATCCCGTCGCAGATACGGCGGAAGATCGAGAACCTCCTCAAGCAGTACAAGATCGGGAAGTACGCGGAGCACAACATGACGGTGAAGGCTGGCAGGGAACTGATCGAGGAGGGGCTCGCGAAGCAGTTCGCGGACGTGCAGATCGACAAGCAGAGCGCCACAGTGAAAGGCGTGGCGATTCTTCGGAGCACGTCGCGGAACTGCACCTTCAAGGAAGGCACCGGAAGGCGGTACACCGAGCAGGCGATGGCTTCGACCGCGAAGCTGATCAGCGGCGCGAAGGCGTACGTCGACCATCCGACGCAGCAGGAGTTCAAGGAGCGTGGCGGAGTGCGCAGCGTCCGCGACCTCCTCGGGTACTACGAGAACGGTCGTGTTGAGGGAGGCGTTGTCCGAGCGGACCTTCGCTACCTCAAGAATCATGCAACGTGGTTCGAGCCGCTGGTGGAGCAGATGGCGGACAAGGTGGGGAAAAGCATTCACGCCTACGGGCCGACTTACCTCGACGAAGAGACGAAGGTCGAGGTGGTCGAAGACATCGAGGTCCTCGCCTCGGCTGATCTGGTCACCGAACCCGGCTCGACCTTGAACCTATTCGAGGCCGCCGAAGAGACGGTTGTCGAAGAGGAGGTCCAAGTGAAGATCGAAGATTTGACGCTCGCCGATCTTGAAGAGGGCAACCCTGACCTCGTCAAGTCGCTGCGCGAGAAGCTCTTCAAGGAGCAGGACGCGCAGAACAAAACGGCGACGCTCGCCAAGCAGGTCGAGGCGCTGGGCACCGAGAACAAGGCGCTGAAGATGAAGCTCGACGAGTACGAGGTCGCCGAGAAGGTCCGCAAGCGAGAAGCGGACATCCTGAAGCTGGTCAACGAAAGCGGCATCCCGAAGGAGCACGCGACGGCGGTGTTCCTCGACAGCCTGCGCGGCGCGAAGGACGAGCAGGCGATGAAAGCCCTCATCGAGGACCGGAAGAAGCTGATCGCTGGCATGAAGAAGCCCGGCGTGACCGGAATGGGCGCCGAGGGCGAAGTCATCACCGACGAGCAGCAGTTGACAGAGGCTGTGGTCAAGGCGGACGAGGAAGAACTCGCCGCTGCGGTCGGGGCCAAGAAGAGGGAGGGCAAATAGATGGCGAACGTCATGCGCTATCGGCGCGGGCCTCTCATCCTGCGCTACGTCGGCAAGTCCGGCACCGTGGCCATCCAGCAGGGCGACATCGTCGGCGTCTACGCCGGAGCGTACCTGCTGCACCCGGCGAGAACGGCGGAGTGCACGTCGCTGGTCGGCGTCGCCATGGGCGCGTCGCCCACGACGGACGCGACGGCCACGAAGGTGCGGATCGCTGAGATCGGGCACGGCACGGTGTTCGAGTTCGCGACGACGGCCAAGGACCTGCACAGGTATGGGCAGGTGTTCACGGTCGGCAACAACGCCCAGACGCTCACCAAGAAGACCTCGGTGAGCATCTACAAGACGGCGACCAGCGTCGTCGCGGTGTGCGCCGAGACCGGCGACGCGAGTGCCTCGGTGGTCTGCGTGGCCTTGCTGCCCGGCAAGTTCATGAAGCCGATCTCCGCGAGGGTCGGAACGAGCACGACAGCCAACAAGCTGATCATGCCGTAAGGAAGGAGCAACATGGTCAACTGGAGACGACTTGAAGAAATGCGGAAGGAGAAAGGCGATCAGCGCTTCGCGGTCGCCATGGTGAACCTCATCAACGAGGGGCGCCTCACTCCGGCGGAGTTCTCCGTCCGCGGGCTGTGGGAGGCGTGCGGCCGTCCCAACATCGTCGGTGACCGCGTGATCCCCACCGGGCGCGTCCTCGAAGCAGACCTGAAGGGTCTGATGGAAGCCGGGATGGAGTCCTCGGCGTTCCCGACCGTGGTTGGTGCGCTCATCAACAAGGTCGTGCAGGACGCATACACGCTGGAGCCGGGCATCACCGACCAACTCGTGACGGAGATTCCCTCTTCGCAGAAAGACGACGTCATCGTCGGCTTCACCGCCATGGACGGCGTGAAGGAAGTCGGCGAGGCGATGGACTACGAGGAGGCGGGCTTCGCCGAGAAGTACCACAAGATCGAGAACCGGAAGTTCGGCCGCCTGATCGGCGTCACCGCCGAGATGGTGAAGTTCGACCAGACGGGGCAGATCGTGCAGCGCGCAGCGGCGCTCGGCCAGATGGCGCGGCAGAAGTGGGAAGAGATCGGCATGAACGCGATCTGCGAGAAGACCTACTCGGGCAAGCAGGCCTCGTGGCGGCCCGGCGGGACTTCGACGCAGTTGTACTCCGACACAAGCGCAGACCCGTACTCGGCCGCCACCTGCGACAACGTGAACACCAACACGCTGGCGGACGAGAGCGACGTCAAGGAGAACCTCATCCTCCTCGGCGCGATGGTCGACGAGAAGGGGAACCCGATCGTCGTCAACCCGACGCATCTCGTGGCAGGACCCGGTTATATCGGCATCGCGAAGAAGATCGCAGCCTCGGGCGCCACGGTGGTCGCATCCTACAGCGCCGGGGTCATGAACCCGTACCAGAACACCTTCACGCCGCTGATGTCGCCGTGGATCGTTTCGATCCTCGGGGCCAACTACTGGCTCATCGGCGAGTTCAAGAAGCAGTTCGTGCGGACCGTCGTGTTCCCGTTGCAGGTCTTCCAGGCCGCGCCGGGCAACGACGACGAGTGGAAGCGCGACGTGGTCTACGGCTGGAAGGTGCGCTTCATGGCCGGCGTGGGAGCGATCAGCAACAAGTACGTGATCCGCTCCACCGGCGCGAGCTAGTAGATGGCTTGCGGCGGGAAGAAGGGCAAGAGCGGTGGTCGCCGCAAGGGCGGCCGCCGCAAGTAGCCCGAAGGGAGAAGGCATGGAAGGATTCTGGGTTCTCTTCTCCGTCCTGTTCGCCGTGTTCGTGGGCATGGTGATCGGATCAGCCACCGGCTGGCCGATGAAGTACATCAGGAAGGAAAAGAAGGGCTAGGCCATGAGCGCGGTCACAGACATGCTCGACACGATCGACGCGAAGATCGCTGCGCTGATAGCAGCCGACAGCATCACGAGCTACAAGATCGGAGACAAGCAGGTCGACCGCGCTGGAGCCTTGAAGGTGTTGGGCGAGCTTCGGGAGAAATACCAAGCACTCGCCGAGAAGGAGCCCTACGAGGACATCTCGTCCGTGGCGATGGGCTACGACGACCTCGGCGATGACATCTCGGAGCTTGTCGGTGGCGAAGAGGAAGCGTGAGCTACAAGTTGGACACCGTCGCGATCATCGGCGACTCTGGCGGCACGGTTGTGGCCGTCAAGTACGTCGACCGCATCGTGGCGGAGAAGACGACGCTTCCCGTGCCGCGCAGCGGAGCGCTCAGCGTCCGCTGCACAGCCACCGTGCAGGTGTTTCCCGTCACGCGCAGCCGAGAGGCGGCGCTGGCGAAGGACGCGAGGGGCGAGGTCGCGCACTACACGCACCTGATCTATGCGCCGAGAACCTCGTCGGTGAGCGTGACCGTAGGCGACAGGCTCTACGCTGCTGGCGAGAGCGACTGGTGGGAGGTCGTGAGGGTGGACGAGTATGAAGACCACATCAGGATACTTGGCGCGCTCACGGAGGAACGCTGATGCTGCCGGGAAAGATCACGCTGGCTTGGCTGAAGGCTCGAAAGGCCGAAGGACAAAAGACCTTCATCTACCAAGGGGTTGAGTACGATGTCGACGCTCTCTGTCGATCCGAACAGCCTCGCGAAGTTCAAGCAAGACCTCCAGAGGATGAAGAACTTCGCGGACCCGAGCATCTTGGAAGGATTGGCGGTCGCAGCAAACGCAGTCGTGAACCACGCGAAGTCGGACCACCCGCGTCCGGCCTCGACGGCTGAACGGAAGCTGCACCCGCATCCTCGGTTCTACACTTGGCGAGGCGTGACGGTGGCGGCGATTCACGCGAAGAAACCAGTCGGGACGGTCGGCGGAGCCTATGTGGAGGTCGTCTCGCCCGAGCCCCACAGCGCCCGACTGGAGAAGGGTTCGGCCAGCAGCAGAGCGTTCCCGTTCATGGGCCCCGCGCTGGAAGCGAACCAAGTGGTGGTGTTCGAGGCGCTGGAGAGCGCGGTGAAGAAGGCGTTGAATGGCTGACGGCACGACGGTGAAAGAGGCGATCCGCGACGTCCTCATCGGCGACACGACCCTGATGGGACTGATGGGCGGACCTGCCGCACCGGAGTACAATGTGTTCTACCTCATGCCGCCCGACCCGCCGAGGTTCCCGCAGATCGTGTTCTGGATCGGCTTCGGCTCGGCCGCGCCGATAGACAGACCAGTGCTCGCCTCCACGGGCGAGTTGAACGTGAACGTGTGGGCGAAGACCAATGTCTGCGCCGACATCGCAGAGCGTGTCGTGTACTTGCTGCACCACGCGAAAGACTTGGGCGCGAGGATCGTCCTCGAACGCGAACCGCAAGAGTTGTACGACGACGAACTTGACGCCTATGGGCTGAATACGGTGTTCAGCCTCTTCCACAGGAGGTCAGTAGCATGAGCCAGACCGCTGCCGAGATGCTGCCCATCGGGGCAGTGCAGGCATACCTCAACGGAATACGGCTCGGGACTCCTCGGTCGCAGGCGACGTTGCGGTACTCGGTCGAGACCGTGATGCAGCGACTCGGAGACAACCCCGCGCCGGTGAGTTCCTACAAGTCGACGGAGATCGCAGAGGTCGACATCGTGATCGCCGACCTGACGATCGCGCAGTTGCGAAACGTCTACGACGCCGCCGCCTCGTTCAGCGCTCGCACGACGCACAACACGCAGAACTACAAGACGGGGACCAGCACGATCTTCTTCTACAAGGAAGACGTGACCCTGAGCGGAACGGCGGCGGTTGCGCTTGGGCAAGCTGGGATCGCCGTGACCAGCACCATCAAGGTGTACCGGCAGGACATGTACGAGTACACCAAGGGCACCGACTGGTCGGTGACCAGCTACGCCTCGGGCCAGATCAAGCGACTCGGCGGCAGCGCGATGCCGACGCCGTCGACCGTGATCGTGCACTACCAGCAGAGCGGAACGGCAGACGTCGTGCACGCCGGCGGATCGGTGCCGCAGCTTGAGATGACGCTCGAACTGGAGCACATTCTCGACGACGGCAAGATGCTGAAGTTGTTCGCGCACCGCGTGCGCAGGATCGGGGCGAGCGACATCGCGATCCAGATGGCCGCCGAGTTCGGTGGAATCCCGATGAGCTTCCGGTGCCTCGCCGACATGACGAAGGCGCCCGGAAGGCAGTTGTTCTACTGGGCCAAGAGCGCAACGTAAGGAGGCACGTTGAACGACGCAGGACAGCAGGCCATAGTGGGCGGGGAGAAACTGACGCAGAACCA